AATTAATGATAAACCTTCTAGCATACTACGAAGGTTTATCATTAATTCCATATTTTAGAGATTTAAATGGTAGAAATATTTTCATTGAAACCACTATTAACAGAGACACAGATAGAACTGGTTTATTCTGCGCATTCAACACAGACTTAGTAGAAGATGATTACTACAATGGTTTGCTAGATATAATTGGTAATACAATTGTTGGCCAAGTAGAAGCAGATATTGACTTTTTATCATATAAAGAAACAATTGCTGAACAAATTGAAATAACAGCAGTTCCATTAGATTTACCAGGAAACGTAACATCTATATTTGGAGCAACCGGTGCTTATAGTTCAGGATATCAAGGTCAGGATGAACACGCTTTTGGTGAATCAGGTATTTACGGACCTAACGGAGGCGGTGATCCTGCTACAACATCAGCAGTTATCAATAACGGTGATAATAGAACTGGATGGTTTGGTGAAGGGTCAGTTTATAACGTGGAAGAAGGAACAACAAGCTTAACTGGAACTGGTTCTATTTCAATTAGTTATAATGTAGGCGCAGGAGCTTTTGCTATTATTGGTGATACTTATATAACTTTATCAACTACATCATCAACTACAGAAACATTGACTGTTAATTCTAGTGATTATCCTATATCATCTAGCACAAACTCATATGTAGCAACTTTTGTTGTAGACTCTACAGGAGAATTTAAAACAATAACATCTACTTTAGCATTTGACGGCACTAATTATCCGACGGTAAGTAGCACAGATGTAGTTTTAGGTTATGTAACATTCGGAATAGGTAGCAATGGTCAATTCGCTGGTGGAAAAACTATGTCTAGAGTAACAATTGACTCTAACGGATTCAAAAACCTTAACTTTGGAACAGCATCAGGAAATGACTTCTATATATCAGAAGTGAATGGCGTTGGTTCTGGAGATTCAATAAAAATTGAATTCTTAGGCACAAACACACAACCTTCAGTAAGAAACTATGCACAATACAGAAGGTTTAAAATGTTTAATAGATTAGTAAATCTTATTGATAGCCCTAATAAAAATAAAATGTCTCTAAACTTAGGAAAAACTAAAAATTATAGAAAAATTAGTTTTGACCAAATTGAAATTAGTGATATTCAAACTAATTCAACTCAAAACAAATCTTTTGTTTTGAAAACAGGACTAACTTCATCTGAATTATCAGAAGTATTACAGGGTCAACTTGTTATTTATACATTAGATAACGAATTTATTCTTGGTTCTGAATCAGTATCTACAAAAGAATCAGCAGCAACAACAACAGACGGTGTCGTGGCTAAATATTCTAAGTTTTATTCAAGATACTATGATGGTATTACAAATACTAGAGACTTCTTCTACAGCAACAGACTTTATCAAGATTATAGTGGTTCAACAAACACTTTATTAGGTGAAATGGTTGACATTACGTTCTTAGACGGAGAAGTAGCTGCGGGTCTTACTTCATCATATGCAGGATATGACTACATTGTTTTTGAAACAGATGCGATGTCAGCCACTGCTGCGGCAATTCAATTAGATTTTCAGACTTATGAACAAATTTTGTTCCCAGGTGCTCAATTAAATAAAGGCACATTCACCATAGTAACAAATGCGGTTGATCCGTTAATGACACCAAATGAATTAGCTAATGAATTGGGTATACCAAATGGATTCGCTTACCAGATTAATGAGGAAGTTGAATTTGAATACTTACCTGAGCAAAATCTTGTTTATAATTTCTTAAAGAAACATTACTTAAAAATGTATCTTGAAAATGACGGAGACCTACAAGTAGAATTTTTAGATGAACTTCTTGAATCAGATGAAGATGTTAATATTGAAGCTAATAATACATTCTATATTCAATCTAATAAATCAAATCTTAAACAAACAGTTGAGATTGAAATACCTACATCATATGTTCAAACACCAAATAAGATACTTATCAAAGGTGATAGATATACTGAAGTAAAAGTAGGTGATTTCTTAGAAGCTTATGTAGACGAAAGTACTCTACAATTAGGTCAATATCCAAGAAAACTAACAAGAATTCTTAGCAAAAGAGCTTGGTCAGGTGACTCTACTCTTACAGAAGTAACTTGTGATGCTAGAATTAAAAAATACAATTTTGGTGGTGATTATCAAACAATGAGATACGTTTCCATCGAAAATTATGTAACTACATACAAAGCAATTCCTTTGGATGGATTCAGAATAAGACAAGCATCTTTACCAGATGGTACAGAAACTAGACAAAATTCAATACTAAACTTAGTATCTAAAGGAACACCTTTATTCAAAGCAATTACAAATAAAGAGGCAATAGACTTCAGATATCTAATTGATTCATTTGGATTAGGTCTTACTGAGAGATCAAAACAACAATTAGTTGATATATGTGGTGAAAGATTAGACGCATTTGGTATATTAAATATGCCATCTTTGAGACAATTCAAAAACTCTTCTTCACCATCATTTGTAAACGCAGAGGGTGTGTTACAATTAGAATATGTTGCACAAGGAGGTGATCCTGAAAGCAACCCGGCATTCCTTTACTCTTTTGGAGAAGGAGCTGGTTCTACTTGTGTAGGTTACTTTAGTCCATACGTGTTAATTAATGACAACGGTAGACCATTAGAACACCCACCAGCACCATTCGTAGCAACTACATTTATGAGAAAACACATTTCAAATGTCACATCTGTTACACCGTGGACAATATCAGCTGGTATTACTAATGGTAGAATTACAAATATAAACGGACTTGAAATGGATTTCACACCGAGTGATGTAGAGTATATGAATCAAGCACAAATGAATCCACTTGTATTCAAAAGAAACAGAGGATATGTAATTGAAACTGAAAACACTGCTCAAACACTTTACAAATCAGCTCTATCTTACATTCACGTTAGAGAGGTATTGATTGAACTTGAAAGAGATTTATCAGCTATGTTACTTGATTATCAGTGGAAATTTAACACATCTGATGTTAGAGCGGAAATTAAACTAAGAGCTGACTCTATTTGTGAATCATTTGTAAGTAGAAATGGTCTTTATAACTTCTTCAACAAAATGGACGAAGAAAACAATACACCAGAGATTATAGATAATCAAATTGGTGTTCTTGATACCTATGTAGAACCAATTAAAGGTATGGGTATTATTGTGAACAATATCACAATTCTAAGAACAGGAGCTATAAGCGCTGGTGGATTTATAAATCCTTAATTTAATCAAATAAAAATAGAAACCCTCAATTTATTGAGGGTTTTTTGTTTTATATTAAACTTTTAACGTATTAATTATTATAATAGAGGAATAGTTATATAGAATATATATTTAAAAAATAACAAATTAATATGTCAAATAATAAGAATGAAATGTCTGAAGAAGAATACTTAAAAAGACATTTGACCGAAATGGATCAAGGTAAAAATCAATTTAGCGATATACCTTTCCAAAATGCAGAACCCGTGATAGAACAAAGAGTAGATGACTTACATTTCTTCAGTTTTGATGTAAAAGAATTACCTTGCGGTAAGTTTTATCCATCCGGAACACTACTACAAGTAAGAGCAGCACAAGTAAAAGAAATTCAAGCATATTCAATGGTTGACGATAATAACTTTTACGATATAGTAGAAAAGATGAATTCTATGTTACAATCTTGTATAAGAGTAAAATACTCTGACGGTAGAGTTGGTTCTTATTTAGAAATTAGAGACCAAGATAGATTATATCTGATATTCCTTATAAGAGAATTGACTTTTCAACAGGGAAATAGTCTATCAGTAAAAACAAATTGTAAAGCTTGTAATACAGAAACACAAATAGAAATAAAAAGAAGTACATTTGTATATTATGACGTAGATGAAAAATTAGAAAAATTCTACAGCCCATCTACAAATTCTTTTCATTTTAGATTGAAAAACGGAAAAGAATTCGAGGTGACACCTCCAAATATTGGTTTACAAAAATCTTTTACAGATTATATCATTAAAGAAAATCAAGAAAAAAGAACACCAAACCTTTCTTTCTTGAAAATAATTCCTTTTATGTTACCTGGTAGAACATCTATAACATACGATGGTATAAAATCAAAACTACGCGAATTTGAAGATATGGATGATATATCATTTCAATTTTTGAATTCAGCCATAGGTAAAATGACATTTGGTGTAAAAGAACTGAAATATGATTGTTCGTGCGGAGAGGAGGTCCGCACAGATATGCAATTTCCCAACGGAGCCTCAGGCATTTTCGTTATTCACGATGCCTTTGAAGCATATATTAAAGAATAAACTTTTACTTCAGAAACATTTCAATCTTCAAGAATTATCAATTGATAAATGGCCATTTTGGATGTTCGAAGAAAATATTAAAATTGTTAATGAGATTGTTGAAGAGGAAGAAAAACAGAGAAAGAAAGACGAAGAAGCTCAAAACAAACAAATGGGTAACTTCGATGCAAACTCAATGATGAGAAATGCACAAAGTATGACAAACAATGTCCCTAAATTTTAAATAAAAAACCCTCAGATTCTGAGGGTTTTTTTTGCACAAAAAAAACCCTCTTTATTAAAGAGGGTTTTACTAAATATTTTTAGTATTAGTATAATCCAGTAGGAGCCGCAACAGTTTGCTCACTAGCACTATCAATGTATTCATCAACAAAGTAATCCCATACAAATGTTCCTGTAACATCCTGAACGATTGTATTAGAAGACCAATCTAAATCCCAACCAGTCAATGACTTTAACTGAACACTATTAAAAGTTACTCTTCTTAACACAACACCTTTTTTATCGTGTTGGTTTACAATAATAGAACCAATAAGGTCTGCTTTATAGTGAGTATAACCATTTTGAGAGTTAAATAACAAATCATACCAAGCTTTTAACGTATTCCAAACTTCCATTGAACCAGCATCATTAACATTGACTTGGAATGGTATAGAAAGTTCACCAGACGTTTTAGTTGGTGTAGTTAAAAACTCTCTTGTTGAATACTTAAAACGTTGAGTAGCTTGTCCAACATCAAAGGCTGTAAGGTTAGCACCTCCTAAGTTTACTTTTGTAGCATTTTCTAACAAAAGAACTGGGTCTCTACCTTGATCATCTACTAATATTGTAGGTAAGATAAAAGTTATCTCAAATAAGTTAAGATACACAACTTCTTCTGGTAATGAACCAGGAACTCCCGGTGTTCCAGTTTGTTTTAAATTGGTAAAATGTGGTAATGGCATCTTTTTTTTATTATTTTTTATTTAATTTATAAACAAATTATGTATTATATATTATAATTTTATTCGTCTCTATCTTTTTTAATCTTTATAAGGTATATATTTATTTAAAAAATTGATTTTTTTCTAAATCTAAACAAACAAATCACTTTACAATACAATAAATATGAGTAAAATATATTTAATTGGTGATAGCCACATAGGCTTAGGATACCCAAATTCAGTCGACAAATGGTATAAAGTACACAAAGAATATTTTTCGGAATTTCTTATACCGACATTAAAAAAAAGAGTCAAATCAGGAGATATAATAATACACTTAGGTGACTTATTTGATAACAGAAACATTATTCCTATAAATCTTTTGAATTACGGAATGGATATAGTTGAAGAACTATCTAAAATAGCACCGACACACATTATCATTGGAAATCACGACCTTTGGTCAAAATCAGCCTCTGAAATCAACTCTATAAGACCATTTAGGTATATTCCTAATGTCACAATTTATGATAAAGTATCAAAGATTGAATATAATGGTGGAAAACTATTAATGATGCCATACATTGAAAAGAGGTTAGAACAAGTCAAACACATAGACGAAAATAGAGATTGTGATTATTTATTCTGTCACTCAGACTTAAATGGTTGTAAAATGCACCTAACATCAGTTGCTCACAAAAATTCAGACAAAATTGACATAGAAAACTTTTCAGCCTTTAAAGGTGTTTATTCAGGTCACATTCATTTAGTACAGACAAATAAAAACTTTACTTTTGTTGGCTCTATATTCCAAATGGATAGAAATGATTTTGGTGACCAAAAAGGAATCTTCGTTATTGATACAGAAGACAATACAGAAGAGTTTATTCCTAATAAAGTATCACCGGTTTTCAAAAAGGTAAGAGTGGTCGGAGAGGAAGATATAGAAGTTTTAGAAACATTAAAAGACACAAAAGACTACGTTGATATTTCAATATCAAATAATCTACTAATATCTAATAGAAAATTAAGAAGAAAGCTTGAGATCATTTTAGAAAAGAGCAATTTTGCATCAGTAGAATACATAGATGATATAACTAAAGAATTAGAAGATAACGAACAAGAATCAATAAATGAAAATTTAGACGAAGAAAAAATAGACATTTCTATACAACTTGACTATGAAGACTACGTAAAAGAATATATTCTGAAACAAAACTATGATAATGAAAAGTTCAAATCTGGTCTTTTAACAGAGTATGATGAAGTAATAAGAATTTTTAAAGAAAACTATAACTCAAAATTAGATTAAAATGAAATGCTTAGAAGTTTTTGATAGGTGCAAAATAAATAAACCATTCTCAAAAGAACTCAAAATATACTCGGAAAAATATTTGAAATCAATACTGAAAGAATTAGAAGAAATAGAAGAATACGAGAAATGTCATTTTTTAAATTCATTCATTAAAGAAAGATTTAATCACAAAAAAAACTATTTAAATGGTAGCCATTTGCACAATGATATGCAAACCATTTCACTTTGAAACTTGGTTAAACTATCACTTTAGTATAGGTGTCGAATATATTTTCTTGAGAGTTGAAAATACTCCGGAGTTAGAAGAAATTATTTCAAAATATTCAAACGTATTTGCATACTACGACTCTGATGTTAATACTTTTAATAACTACTGGACAATTCAAAAAAGACAAAACCATTTTTTTGAAACAATAAAACAAAAAATGTTAGATTTAAACATTGAATGGGTCGTCTCAAATATAGATTCTGACGAACTACTTTGTTGTGAAAACATAAATGAAATTTTAAAAAATGTTCCAAAAAATTATGACGTTGTTCAAATATCTAATTACGAGGCAGTTTACTCAAATGACAACGTTGATAATCCATTCATAGAAACAAATACTTTTATAGAAAATAATTTTTTAGCATACGGAAATGGTAAATCCGCGTCTAGATTAAATGAAAAAACCGAAACACATGGTCCACATTCATTCAAAGGTTCGGTTTTTAAACTTCTTCCAAGAAAAATCTGCGTTTTACACTACGAATCTTCAAATTTTGAAAGATGGTACACTAAATTTAAAAACTACAACCAGACAGATAAAGAATTAATTGATAAAATACCATTTCCATTTTATAAAGAATCAATCGAAATAATAAGAGAAGGTAACAAAGAAAAAGCAAGAAAATATTTTAATAAAAAAAAGGTTGATATATCAGAAAACACTTTAAAATTGTATTGGACACCTACATTACAACAAAAAAATATTTGCTGGGGTTAATTTACTTTTTAAGAGTGATTGTAATAGTAGCACTTTTATCACCATATCTATCTTCTGTTATTTCCTTTTCAACATTAAATTTTGAAAAATCTATACCTCTAAAAAGACCATTCCATTTTCTATCAGTATAAGAACTTACATATCCATTACAATTAACAGTGATTTTCAATTCTTCTTTATCCAATTTCTTAGTCATACCATTAACAAAGTCGCTTTTAGCAGCAAATGTTTTTTTAGTCATTTCATTATAAAGTTGTTGAACTAAAAACAAAGGTCCATCGACTTTAGATTTTTGTATAAAAGTAACTACTATATGATGTCTCATATGTGGATTTATTGAAACTCTAGAGCTTTCTAAGCGATTTTTAAGAGCTATTAACTCATCTAAGAAATCCCAAAATTTATCATCAATAATTGTTTCACTGTATCCACCAGATGGTCCTAATTTAAAAGAGTTTCTAAATATTATATTAATAGATTTATATCCAGAAAATTCACCTTCGGTTATAATTCTTGGTTCCGAAAAAGAATATTCAATTCCTAGGTCAGCAATAGGAAGTAATAACTCATCTAAATCTTCTTTAGATAAATCTGTTATATCCTGAGATTCATTTAAATGTTGTAAAAACTTATGTAAGTATTTCATTATTTGTTTTTAAGTTTTTTATCTAATATCTGAGCAATATGACTTCCTATAAAAAAGTGAAAGTTTTTCAGTGTATCTGTATCAAAAGTTTCTATTTCGTCCATAAATCTAAACTGAAATCTATAATAATCATTTGAGTTATCACTATCATCAATATAAACTTTTTTTATAGACAACTCCATATCATATTGATTATTAATGTTGATTTTAAAATCAAAAGTGGTTTTGTCACAAGGAGTGTGTTTAAATTTTGGTTGATACTGAACATCAAAAACCGAATAATCAGTTATATTCTCTCTGCGCATATAATAATTTAAGAACATTGAAGGTGCCTCAATAAAGTCCGAAAGTATCTGTAAATCTTCTCCAAAATCATTTGAATCTACTATATCTTCTATCTTTTTCTTTAAATCTAAGAGATTTTCAAATTGAATTTTATGATAAACACAATTAATTTCGTACAAATAAATAAACGAATTTTCAATTAAGTTCTTTTTTTCCGAGTCTACTTTAAATATAAATTTAGTATGAATTATTGAAATATCTTCAGTTGACAATCCATGTAAAGTTATTACAAGTTTTAAATAACTATCATCATCTGGTTTTTCATATAATGTCTCAATAGACGAAACCACTGTCTCATCTTCAGTTGTAAACAACTCTTTAAATATTTCTTCGACCTCTGATATTTTTACTCCCATATTAATTATTTAAATTGTTTATCGTATAACTTTCTTTTCATTTCCATTACTTTACCGATATATCCATTTCTTCTAAGTAGTTTAAAAACTAAATTACCTAAAGAAAATTCCCCACTTTCAGAATCTAAACCACTTTGACGATAGTTTTTGATTTTTTTCCAAACTTTTTTTATCTTTGGCTCTAATTCGTCAAAGTCTTTACTCTTTGACTCTTCTTCAATATCATCTATTGACATTATAATATTTTTAGACTTTTCTTTTATCATTCTTTCATTGGGTTTGAAATCCATTTTGACTGGTTTTTTAACCCATTTATCATGTAGTAACGAATAAACACCACCCATTTTCCCGGTTTTGAGTTCATCTCTCATAACATCGTCATCTTGAATACAAACCTCAACTTCATATCCTTTTATTTTGATATCATGTTGTTCATTCCAAATCTTTTTAGCATAATCACATAGTTTTTCAACTAAGTCATAGTCTTCATCAACATCTTTAAATTTAATTGTTATATGTAAATCATAATCAGAATATTTCTCGGACCAGTTATAATTACAAAGAGAACCACAAAGAATTATATCAATTACATCCGCTTTAATTTCAGTACCATCAAAAAAATCCTGACCAATTTGAAGTAATTGTTTTCTAACTTCGTTGTCTAATTCAAAATCATCCCATAATTTAGTAGGTAAATTGTCTTGCAATCTAAATGACTTTATAGGTGTAAATGTTCCTCTTTTGAATTCAAAAAACTTTGTCAATTTCATACCAGTATATATTAAATTAGGAAAACTTAATTTGATAATCTAAATATAATGATTATGAAAAAAATTCTAATTATCGCGCCGCACTTATCAACAGGTGGATTACCTCAATTTCTATTAGAAAAAATTCAGATTCTAATAGAAAATTATAAAGTCTTTCTAATAGAATGGTCAAATATAACTGGTGGAGTATTTGTAGTTCAAAGAAATAAAATCTCTAAATTACTCGGAAATGACTTTTATACTTTAGGTGAAGATAAAAAAATGGTATTAAAAATAATAGACGAATTGAAACCGAATGTTGTTCATTTTGAGGAGTTTTCCGAAACATTTATTGACTTTGAAATATTACATAGTATTTATCAAAATAAAAATTATTTTATAACCGAAACCACACACGGTACATCTTTCAATATTAATGATAAAAAATTCATTCCTGATAAAATAATGTTTGTCTCAAAGGGTAATTTTAATCAATACAGAACAATTACTCAAGATTGTGATGTGATAGAATTTCCTGAAAAAAATAAAAAAAGAGTTGAAAACTTAGAAAAATTAGGTTTAGACCCAAGTTACAAACATATTTTAAATGTAGGCCTTTTTACCAGTGGTAAAAATCAAGGTGAAATATTTGATTATGCCAGAAAACTAACAGATTATAAAATTAAGTTTCACTTTATAGGAAACCAAGCTGGTAATTTTCAAGATTATTGGAAACCAATAATGGATAACAAACCAGATAATTGTATAGTATGGGGTGAAAAGGAAAATGTTAAGGATTTCTATGATTCTATGGATCTATTTCTATTTACATCAATTTGGGAAAATAGACCTCTGTCTGTTTTAGAAGCAATAAATAGCGACATGAAAGTTTTAATGTATAACTTAACTAATTATGCAAATGACTTTGCCAGATTTAATAATGTTTCTTTTTTAACATCTGACTTTGATTCTAATATAAATTTAATATTAGAGAATCTTTCTATTCAAAAATCAAATAAACAAAATAAAAACTCTGTTAAAATTGATACAAATTTTAATCAAAACTCATTAAAAAATACAAATAGAATTTCAACATATCATATACTAACCGATATTGACACAGAAAGAGAAATAAGGTCTATTGCCGACCTATCTAAACTAGAAGATTTTGATTTCTCTTACAATACAATAATTAGTAAAAGATGGACAGAACTTCCACCAAAAGAAACTTGTGCCTTTCCAGACATAGTTGCTATGGAACCAGGTGGTAAATTGACACCCGCACACTATGGTTGTTATTTAGGACACAGAAAAGCTTTTGAAACAGGCTACATAGATAATCCAGAGTATATGATTATATTTGAATGTGATTGCATCTTAGACACTACACATGAAGAGTTTGTAAAAAAAGTAAATGAAGCTATTGAAATAGTCGAAAAGAATGACCTGTTTATGTTTTCTTTTGGTTTTCACAATAACCAATCAATTTTATCAAAAGAGGAAAAATATTATAAAGTTTACGAATTTATAGGCGCACATGCTTATTTAATTCCTAGAAAATCTTATAAAACAATTTACGATACTTATCAGAACGAAAAATGGAATGTTGCGGATTTATTTATGGGAAACAACTTCAGAAATTTTGTTCATGGAATTTTTCCAAAACCAATTACCAAACAAGCTGGTGGTATATCAATATTAGAAAATTTAGCAAATGAGGACAGATATTAAACACGGATTTATTGTAACTTACTTTAGAAGTTCAGACGAATCAGAAAAATTACTTTCTGATATGATCGAAGTATTAAGTAAAGAAAATTTCTATTTAGTATTAGCAGCACATAGCTTAGTACCAGTTGAGATACAACAAAAATGTGACTTTTTTATTTATGAGTCTCTAAACATCTCAGATGATAGAAAATATTCACACGGTGTTGCAGAAAGCTCTCTAATTGAAATGTCACTAAATCACCTAAAATATCAAAATATTGAGTGGACATTTAAAACCTGTTATGATATCATATTAAATGATGTTTCAGTATTTTCTAAAGTTACTAATAATTACAAATTTCCATTTGTAACATGTAATTGGGGCGATCATTTTATATGCACCCATACTTTTTTTGCAAACGTAGATTTTATACTCAATAATATCAATTTCTACAAAACAGTAGAAGAAATGTTCCAAAACAGCAATGTATTAGAATTGTGCTGGCAAAATGATATTTTAAATAAAAACTTAAAAGACCAACTCTATATCTACGAAAGTAAAGCAGAGTTATTTGGTAATTCAAATATAATAGATGTAGTTGGTTTCAACTATCACAATGTTGAATTCTGGTACGAAGAACAAGAAAATAAATTTTATGTAAAAAATAATGGAGTTGATTATTCAGCAGAACTTAGAATCTTTGATTACTACAGCGATACTTGTTTGTATGTAAATAAAGATTTTAATCAACCAAAAGGAGCTGTCCATTGGATAGTATCACCAGTGACAGATTATTTAAAATTTTCTAAAAACGGATATTATTTAGAGATTTATTTAGAAAATAAAACTATAACAAAAAATATCTTAATAAAAGATTTTAGACTAAAAGATCCTAACTCAAAAAAATTTAAAAGAATCAAAAGAAAAGAAGTCAAATTTAATGAATATTGTGATTTTACAAATTTTGACCTTTATTCAGAATTTGGGATAGATATTAAAAAAATTAATAATTATGTAGACATCGGTGCTTGCTATGGTCTTTCTATTTTACCTTTTTTAGAAAATAATTGTAAAATATACATGATTGAACCCGATACAAATAATTTAGATATTCTAAAAGATATATGGAGTAACTCAAATAATATAAAAATAATAGATAAAGCAATATCAGACACAAATGGAGTAATAAATTTCTACATAGAAGAAAATTTGAGTGTTGTATCTAGCATTTTTGAAAAAAATGCCTTAGGTAACGAAAATGGTAGAAAATCTATCGAGATAGAATCCATAACACCAAACAATTTAATAGAAAATTACATAGATGAATCTGAGATTGACCTTATGAAAGTTGACATTGAAGGAGCAGAGTATCAATTTTTTGAAAATATCACAAAAGAAAACTTATCTAAAGTTAAAAGATTTATTATTGAGTTTCATAATAACGAAGACTTTAGAGTGATGAATATATTAAAAACACTAGCTAAAAACGGATTTAGATATAAATTATCCAAATGGCAAAATTGGGATGATGATTTTATCATTTCAAATAAAATGGGTATAATTTACGCAGAAAAAACTAATAAATTATGATTAAAACAAAAGTTAAAATAGATTTTCAGGGCTCTGATGTAGTCGAAGTCACAAACATGACCGATATAAGATTAGAAAATTGTTTATTAGATATAAAGAACATTCTTTACGGAACAATATGTTATCAAACATTCGATTTATCACCAAACGAAACTATAACATTTCAATTATCAAAAGATAATTTTTATGAAGAGTGGAAGGATGAAAAATTTAATGTTAAATTTTATTCAAACCATAAGTTGATTATTGAAAAAAGTTATAATGATAAATCAAAATGTTTTGTGATTTTAACAAATGATAAGTTTGAAAAATTAGCTGAACAATTAATCATAGGATTAGTTAAATATACCGATATTGATATTTTACATTATAACATCGGTTATAAATCTACACTAAACTATCCAAATCTAAAAAATATAGAATTTGGAATTGGTGAAGACACAAATGATCCTCACTACATGCAGTTTTCAAAAGCTCCTGTGTTTTTAGATGTGATTGAGAAAGGTTATAAAAATTGCATATTTTTAGATGTTGATATACAAGTGAGACCAAATATCTATAAAATGTTCGAATTATTGAGTGAAATAGAAGATGGTCCGATTTTTCAAAAAGGCGCACATGATTACACTTTAGTTGGTAAAGAATATGTTCCAGGCCCATTGGTTCAAAATTTGTTAGAGCTTCCTAATCAAAAATACCCACATGGGATAACCAATGTAGTTCTTTTTACAAATAATCACAAGAATTTATTTCAACAATGGAAGGATGTATGCTTTTCCAAAGAGATAAAAGAAATAAAAAAAGTAGAGTTCCTACATGATGAATTGTTGTTAAATGGATTGATGTGGAAAAATAACATCAAGCCAAAATATTATTGGTTTGGTTTGAATATTGACTCAATTGAAGATGTTAAATTTTTCTATAACTATAATAATAATACATTCAATGATCGTGTCGATTTAAATGACTACGGTATAGGTCATCCTTTTCAATCCTTTATACCTTTTGATAAAGAACAAATAATGTTCTTTCATTGTATAAAAGATCCAAATGTTGCAAAAAAAATAAATGATTATGTATCTGAAAGAGAATATGGTAGTTTCTCCGATAGAATTTCATCATTCTATAAAGACATAAAATTTACCGAAAATAGAATATTAGAAAAAACAAATATTCAAATAATATCACACTACATAGATGGACCATACGTTGAAATTTTATGTAATGAAAAAAGAAACTTTATTGTAAATTTCTTTGACGGAAAAATGAAATTAATACATCGTTCAGAAATCACTAGTAATATGTGGACAAGAGCAAATAAAAGATATTATGATGATTATACCGTTCAAATAATAGAAAACGGAGAGGTTATTTTTGAAGAACAAATTAATTTAGAAAATAAAAGAGTTTTGATAACAATAGAATCTTCATCACTTGGAGATTCTCTAGCATGGATGCCATACGCTGAGGAATTTAGAAAAAAACATAATTGTGAGGTCATATTATCAACATTCAATAATGAAGTTTTTGAACAAAACTATCCAAATTTAATTTTCTCAAAACCAGGTGAAGTTGTTCACAATCTACACGCATTATATAGGATTGGCTGGTATTACGACGCTTCAATGGAAGTAGACTATTCAAGAGTTCCAAATAACTTTAGAATGCAACCTATGCAAAAAACTGCCTCTGATATTTTAGGTTTAGAGTATAAGGAAGTTATGCCATTACTCACATTACCCAATGTAGAAAAGAAAAGAAAAGTAGGTATTGCAATACATGCAACAGCACAAGCTAAATATTGGAACAATCCAACTGGTTGGCAAGAGGTTGTAGATTATCTAAATAGTTTGAACTATGAAGTAATGTTATACTCACGAGAAGGAGATGGCTATATGGGAAATTATCATCCATCTGGTATAACTAAATATCCAGGCGGAACGTTACAAGATGTTATAAATGATTTAGCAACTTGTGAATTCTTCATAGGCATAGGTTCAGGTCTCAGTTGGTTATCTTGGGCTACAAAATTACCAACCATTATTGTGTCTGGATTTAGTTACGATTATACTGAAACAATTTCAAATACGTGGAGAGTAATAAATAAAAAGACTTGCACAGGTTGCTTTAATACTCATAGATTGGATCCAGGAGATTGGAATTGGTGTCCTATATTTAAAGGAACTGAAAAACATTTTGAGTGTAGTAAGGAAATAAGTAGTCAAGTGGTAATAGATAAAATAAATGATGTTATAAATACTTTACGTAATTAACATAACAATCTGAACTATTATGATAAGTATTGGTCGGAATGTCACAAGTAATATTCATAATATATTGATGTAATCTATCACCATATTTATATCGGTCTCTTCCTTTTGGATCAAAATAAGAAAAAACCCCATTTTTAGAAAGAGATCTATCAACAACTTTTTCTCTAAAAAATGAGATATTATCACAATCAGCATCATAGAATATACCATCATATTTATGTTGATTTATCTTCCAATATATTTTATACCAATCACCATAAATCACTCTAACATTTTCCTTTGACTCTGACCATATTTTTAACTTCTCGTAGATTTGTGGATTTACTTCAACTATTGTATGTGATTGAATTGAAAAACTTTGAACATAATTTGCAAAAATTCCCATGCCAAAACCTATTTCTAAAATATGACCACCATTCTGACAGACTACTTTTGAATGTTCAAACATAAGCTCATTTTCCCAACTCATCATAACAAATGAATTAGGTTCATTTTCTAAATGAATTGAATCTTCACTAAATACAACATTTCTACCATTTGTCATATTACCTCACATATATATCCCATACTTTCATATCTCTGAACAGCATATGTGTAAACCGAATCCAATGATTGTATCTCATTAGTGGCGTCTATACTACATAAAATATTACCATCATGTAAATCAGTGAATATTTTGATGCCTTGATGGTATTTTTCTTTTGAATAATATATCTCAATTTCAATTTCCATATTTCTACCATTTGAATGTGCTTTAAATCCAACTCTAGCATAAACTGAATCAAGCTCAACATCTGTACCTAATATGTGAATTTTTCTTTTTTCTGTACTCTTTATTAATAAACCCATAAAATCTTTTTTTTAAAAATACGTAGTTACTACAACAATCCCATCACCACCACGGCCACCAGCACCTGATACAACACCAACACCAACATTACTTGAAGCAGCACCACCACCACCTCCGCCTCCATATAGACCACCAGCGGATCCAGAACCGGCTGCAATATTACTAGAGCCTCCGCCTCCGCCTCCTTGACCAAACAAAGTTCCAGCAACTTGACTCAAAGCAAGACCACCACTTGCAGCAATAGGACCACCGTTTGTATCACCTGTAATAAATATTTGTCTTATGTTACCACCACTTCCACCAGATTGTAAAGCATTAGCCGAACTAATTGAGCCTCCGCCTCCGCCTCCGCTCGGTCCATATGGTATTTCAGCACCATCATCCGCAGTAGCAGCCGTATTCGATCTACCTCCATTAGCAGGGTTAGTTAGATAAGTATTACCAACACCTCCAATCGGTGGAAGTATACTTTTAGCAGAAGAGCCACCAAAACCGGCGCCTCCGCCTCCAGCAAAAGAAAAAGTTCCAAAAAGACTATTACCACCAGCCGAACCAGGTCTACCATTAGTTGAGTCAGTTGCTTGAGAACCACCTCCTGTACCAGATGTACCAACTGTAACCGAGACAGTAGATGGCAAATCTTGACCGATGAAATTAGTAACAGAAACACCACCACCTCCACCACCATCACCACCCATTCTAGTAGAAGAAGCAGCACCTCTTCTACCAGAGCCACCTCCACCACCAGCACCAATAAGAATAACATTTACTAATTTAGCTCCATTTGGTTTAGTCCAAGTAGAATTTGAGGTATAAACTTGGACATTTGAAGCACTAACGTTTCCTTGACCCGACGTACCAGAAGTAGAACCTGACGTACCAGAAGTACCAGAGGTAGTTGCTTGACCTCTTGTTCCAGATGTACCTTCAGAAGCTTGAGTACCAGATGTACCAAATGTTCCACTCGTTCCACTTGTACCATTTGAACGACTTATTCCAGATGTACTAATACCACTTGTTCCAGATGTAGATGAGAGTGCAGAAAAGCCAACTATTGATGAACCACTTGTTCCAGCAGTAGAAACACCACCTGAACTTCCCGAGGTACCGGATGTTGAAACATCACCATTAGTACCAGATGTTCCTTTAGTACCGGAAGTAGCAACTTGACCCGTTGTTCCAGCAGTACCAGACTGACCAGATGTACCATTAGTACCAGATGTACCCTGAGTACCAGATGTACCAGATTGACCAGATGTTCCAGCAGTTCCAGTTTGTACACCGGATGTACCGGATGTACCAGATTGAGTAGAAACAGCATTTGTAGTTATGTTACCTGATGTACCAGATGTCGTAAGAGAAGCATTTGCAGTTGAAATACCAAAATTACCAGATGTTCCGGATGTATTAGAGTTCCCGGATGTTCCGGATGTGTTAGATGTTCCTGATGTTCCTGATGTTGTTATTTGACCTCTTGTACCAGAGGTACTTGATAAACCAGATGTTCCAGCAGTCGTTGATAAAGTATTATTAGTTGATATTCCAGAGAGACTACTGACTGAAGAAAAACCCTGTGTACCAGATGTTCCAGATGTTCCATTTGTACCAGATGTTCCAGATGTTCCATTTGTACCAGATGTTGCATTAAAAACAGCACCTGAGCTACCAGAAGTTGAATTCTGACCAGATTGACCAGATTGACCATTTGTACCAGAAGTATTTGAAATACTACTATTTCCAGATGCACCGGATGACAAAGAATTTCCAGAAGTACCGCTGGTTTTAGAAGAACCATTTGTACCAGAAAGTCCATTTGTACCAGACGTTCCACTCTGTATTAAACCACTAACACTATTAATTTTAGATAACGACATAATTTATATATTAAAATCTAGTAATGACAACAACCACACCGTCACCACCATCACCACCACGACCCGAACTAAATCCGTTAGTAGAAGCACCTCCGCCTCCGCCACCACCTCCATATAGACCACCATCACCTCCCCTGCCTCCAGGAGTAAGCGCGATATTACTTCCAGCACCACCACCAGCACCACCTCTTCCCAATAAAGAAGCATCTGAACCAGGTCCAGTTTGACCATTTACCCCAACAGCTGCACCAGCAGCAAATATTGTACTATTATCAACCGTCAATATTGACCCACCGTTTCCTCCAGTCCCGAATACATTAGTAGCAGAAATGTTACCACCACCTCCACCACCAGTCGGTTTATAAGGAGTATCCTCAGCAGCACCACCCGATGTTCCACCATCACCAGTATTACCTGAAGTTCCTGGATAATTAACATCACCACCAATACCACCGGTACTAAATGAAGCGGTTTTACCACCATCTCCACCTCGACCACCTCCCACAGTCAAATAGACATTAGCACCAGTAATATAATCACCAAATATAGTATCGTCACCATTATTACCATCATTACCGTTTGTGTTTATAGTTGAAATTGCAGCACCACCACCACCACCAGCACCCGGATTACAAAGCACACTAGATGGTAGTATTGAGGCATTAATAAGAACTCTAACATGTCCTCCTGAACCACCACCAGATCCACCGAATCTTGTTCTACCAGAAGCATTCAAAGCACCAGAACCACCACCACCGCCACCACCTATACAAATGACCTCAACCATTTTAGCACCGCTTGGTTTAGTCCATGTAGCATTTACAGCCGAATAGGTATTAATTTGTATAGAAACAGCACTGGTACCACTTGTACCAAAAGTACCCGATGTTCCCGAAAACCCACCAGAACCGGAAGTTCCAGAGGTTCCACCAGTTTTTGAGATACCAGAAGTTCCGGATGTTTGAGATGTTCCTGAAGAACCACTAAGAGTACCAAAACCAGAAGTTCCTGAAGTAGTACCAGATGTACCGGAAGTAGATGATAAACCAGAAGTACCGGAAGTTCTGAATGCACTAGATGTACCCGAATTACCACTATTTCCTGTTGTTCCTGAAGTACCACTATTACCATTAGTTCCAGATGTTCCAGAAGTCGATGATAAACCAATTGTACCTGATGTACCTCGTGTACCACTAGTACCAGAACCACTTGATACACCAGAACCACCAGAAAATGAAGAGACACTTGATACCCCAGAACTTCCTGATGTACTTGAATTTCCAGATAAAGAAGAAGTTCCAGATGTACCAGAAGTTCTACTTTGACCAGAACTTCCTGATGTACCTGTAGTTCCTGAACTACCCGATGTTCCAGAAGTAGTCAATCCAGAGGTACCGGAGGTTGACGAATTTGCGGAGGTTCCTGATGTATTTGAAGTTCCAAAAGTTCCAGAAGTTGATGAGTTATTACTCAAACCAGAAGTTCCAGAAGTAGTATTCAAACCATTAGAAAAAGAATTACCGGACGTCCCTGATGTCGTATTGACACCGGATGTACCGGAGGTTGTATTAATACCTGATGTTCCAGAAGTATTTGAAGAATTACTTATGCCAGATGTACCAGATGTACCAAATCCTCCAGATGTACCAGAAGTATTGTTATTTCCAGATGTACCAGAAGTATTGTTATTTCCAGATGTACCAGATGTTCTAGTTAAACCGGATGTTCCAGCGGTTGAAGATAAACCAGATGTTCCTGAAGAACTATTATTACCAGAACTACCACTAGTGCCGTTGGTTCCTGATGTACCAGAACTACCAGAAGTCGATGATAAACCAGATGTACCGGATGTATTATAATTTACACTATCTATTTTATTTATCATAACTATATATATTAAGTAAAATAAGTTGTAACAACAACAATTCCATTCGCACCAAAACCACCGTTTCCAAACTTATCACCACGAGGTATGTTATCGCCATTAAGACCAGCACCACCGCCTCCACCGCCTGCACCATAAAGAGCACCATTAGCACCAATACCGGATCTAGCAGCTCCTCCACCTCCTCCACAACCAATATCAGAAAAAGAATCACCCTCATTACCATCAGTTAATGATGGGTCAGTACTAGCAATTCCAGGATTACCACCTAAACCGTTGGTATATTGAACTGTACCACCATCTCCCCCGTCGAAATTAGTATTACTAGCGTTTATACTACCACCACTACCTCCACCAGTTGGTGCTCTGAATGTGAGAGCACCAGCAACACCAATACCACCAGCACTATTTCCACCAGAACCTCCACGTTCAATATTACCATAACCACCTGAATTGTTAGAAGTCGGAATACTAGCAGATGAACCACCTCCACCACCTCCACCACCAAAAGCAATTAGGTTACTACCAAATCCAGAACCTAGTGCTGAAGTACCAAATATCGAATCAGTACCCGCGGCACCATCACTTCCATCTTGATTATTGGCAGTCACTACTCCTCTACTACCACCCTGACCAACCTGAACCGTCTCTGAGTTTTGTAAATCAGAAGCCCTGAAAATAGCTCGTGAAAAACCTCCACCACCTCCACCATTACCACCCCATCGAGCAGTACTAGTAGCTGACCTTCTACCAGCACCTCCTCCTCCGCCACCACCAATACAAATCACTTCAACCTTATCTGCATTTGCAGGCTTTGACCAACTAAAAATTGTTGTAAGTGGACTAGCAATAACCGTGTAAACCTGAACATCAATAACATTCAGTGTACCGGATGTTCCAGATGTTCTTGATAAACCAGAAGGAGCAATAGCTCCTTGACTAGTTGATATACCAGAAGTTCCACTTGTCGTAGCATTAGGAAAAGAAGATTGAAAACCAGAAAAATTTGGATTATTACCGGTAGTTCCTGAAGTACCTTGTGTACCAGATGTACCTACAGCTCTGCTAAGACCACCCGTACCAGAGCTACCAGAGGTACCATTGGTTGAATTTAATCCAGCAGTACCACTAGTAGAAAAATTGGTTGATATTCCTGTGTTACCACTACTACCAGATGTTGTGGAAAATCTGTTACCACCACTCTCTCCACTCGTACCAGAAGTTCTAGATAGACCGTTAGTAGTCAGACCTGATGTTCCATTTGTTCCTGAAACCGAAACAAAACTACTTGAGGTTCCAGACGATCCAGCGGTACTCTGTGGCGTTTGAGCAGATATACCTGAATTTCCAAATGTACCAGATGAACCAGAGGTCAATGAAACCCTGCTTGAACCAGAATTTGATGAATTTGATGAATTTCCAGACGTACCAGAAGTTTTATTTGAACCAGATGTTCCACTTGTACCATTCGTACCTGATGTAGAAGAATTTCCAGCGGTTCCTGTAGTACCATTTGCTGAAGACTGACCAGAAGTACCGGAAGTTGAATTTGTACCAGAAGTGGATGATTGGCTTGACAAACCAGACGTACCACTCGTACCATTAGTTCCAGAAGTAGAAGAATTTCCAGCGGTTCCTGTAGTACCATTACTTCTTGAATTACCAGCCGTGCCTGATGTAGAAGAGGTACCAGCTGTTGAATTTATACTTGAAATCCCACTTGAACCTGAAGTACCAGAACTACCAGAACTACCGGATGTTGTAGATAAACCACTAGTACCTGTTGTACCAGAACTACCAGAAGTACCAGAAGTACCAGAAGTAGAACTTACTAAGCTATTAGTAGATTGTCCAGATGTACCAGATTGACCATTTGTACCGGACGTACCAGTATCTATAACAATACCATTTATTTTCTGCATGTCTTATATATTAAAATACAAGTCTTACAATTCTATCCAATCTTGAGAAGGATTAAAATAAATTCTTCTATTTGTAGAAGTTCCTATTACATAACCTATGACTCTTACAATATTTCCAGCAGAAGAAGGCGCAGCAGCGACTGTTCTACCAGCTGTTGAAGAACTCAAAAATAATGGCTCTCCTATATTACCAACGGTGAATAAAGAAGAACGATAGAAGCCTCTTACTAACATACCATCATTGGTTGAGTTTGTGCCAATTGCAACGGCTAATAAATCATTTCCGCCATTTACCAATACATCACCTTGTGCTTTAGTCCAAGTACCACCGGTATTTAGGTAGTAAATTTCACCAGCAACAGTTGTTGTATTTCCAAAATTAACAATATCACCATAACCGGTGCTATCAGCCGATAAATAAGTATTGGATGTAGGGTCAGATATTAAATCATAACTACCAGATAATACTAAATTTGTACCATCAAAAGTAAAGTTTGGTTCACCATCTAATGTAGAAGCAGTACCAGTCATAGTAACAACTCTGTTATTAGAATTACCATTTAGTGTGACCGTCGCTGAGTTGCCAGATGTTCCAGAAGTTCCTTGGTTTGTTGTTATAAACAATAATAAATCAATTGAATTACTAAAGTTAGTAGTACCTGTTCCACCAGAATCTATATAAGTTACCGGAAATGAATAGTAGTTATTAGAAACAAAAGTTGGATTAGAATTTACTTTCCAAGTCTGATAATTATTTGAATTTGTTCTATCTTGAATTATAATATTCTGACCAATTTGCATCAACCCTAGAAATACATCAATATCATCACTATTTGTAGTAAAATGATCGATGTTGATAATAGTAGAAGCTGTCTGACCTGAGCTATTCCAAATTATGAAACCTGGTCCTGGATCTCCACTGAATATTGTTGTGTTGGATTGATACGGAAATACATTGGACGAACCACCGTTTAAACCACTAGTACCGGAAGTTCCTTTAGTTCCGGAAGTTCCAGCAGTTCCATTGGCACCATTAGCACCGGAAGTTCCGGCAGTTCCATTAGCACCATTAGCACCCGAGGTTCCAGCAGTTCCGTTAGCACCATTAGCACCCGAGGTTCCAGCAGTTCCGTTAGCACCATTAGCACCGGAAGTTCCTGATGTTCCGTTAGCACCATTTGCACCAGAAGTTCCTGATGTTCCGTTAGCACCATTTGCACCAGAAGTTCCTGATGTTCCATTAGCACCGGAAGTTCCTGATGTTCCATTAGCACCGGAAGTTCCGGCAGTTCCATTAGCACCCGAGGTTCCAGCAGTTCCGTTAGCACCATTAGCACCCGAAGTCCCCGAAGTCCCAGCAGCTGAATTGATTGTTAATATGTTACCATTTGTATCAAAACCAAGAGCTCCAATAGAAGTTCCTGGAAATTTACCAGCGGTGTTATAATTAGGTAGTTGTAATTGACCAGTCAAATGATTTATTTGTAAATCAACAGCACTTGAAGTAGTATTATTTCCTTTAAGTATTCTAAAGGAGTCTTGATAGTTATCTATAGCAGAAGCTGTACCATATCCAGAACCAGATTGAAGTGTTATTTGACCACCTTCACCAGAACCTCCTCTTGCGCCCAGAAATAAAGTAGCCTCTGTTGATGAATAAGTTGTTCCTATTAGAACGGATATTGAATTCTGTGTCGAAGACTGCGTAACTGTCATCCATGTTGAAGCAACAGCAGCATTTGTAGAACCATCTGACAATAAAACACGTAAATTGCCAGCATTACTGATTGTGTTGAAACCTGTTCCAGAAGTACCTGATGTTCCGTTAGCACCCGAGGTTCCAGCAGTTCCGTTAGCACCATTAGCACCCGAGGTTCCAGCAGTTCCGTTAGCACCATTAGCACCCGAGGTTCCAGCAGTTCCGTTAGCACCATTAGCACCAGAAGTTCCAGCAGTTCCGTTAGCACCGTTAGCACCCGAGGTTCCAGAAGTGCCATTAATTCCAGAGGTTCCGGATGTTCCCGATACCCCATCAAGACCATTTAATAAAATCCAATCATTAAGTGAAGATGGAACATTATTATTATTATTTGCAGTGGATTGATAAGAAAACAAACCATCAATAACAATATCACCATCTTGATATGTTCCAGCTACATAAGCACCTTTATATGGTGATGTTCCTGAAGTTCCAGATGTACCATTATCACCAGCAGCACCGTTAACACCGGATGTCCCAGAAGAACCTGATGTACCATTATCTCCTTGATTACCGGAAGTTCCTGATGTACCATTATCTCCTTGATTACCGGAAGTTCCAGCAGTCCCATTATTTCCATTAACACCGGAAGTTCCAGCAGTTCCGTTAGCACCATCTACACCAGAAGTTCCTGATGTTCCATTAGAACCTGTTGCACCCATGCCAGATGTACCTGATTGTTTTAAAACTAAATTCCCATCTAAAATACCACCATAAAACCAATATTCTACTATGGGATCAGAACCAACAATAATACCAACCGTCAAACCTTCATATCTATAAGATGGTAATAAGTAAGTAGTTGCTGCCGAAAGAGCTGCTGATAAGTTGGCACCAGTATATGGACCATATTTGGCATCACCGGGACCTGTAGTTTTAGCTAGTATGTTATCACTTAAATTAATTGCCATTTTATTCTAAATCTATTTTAGGAGATTGTCGCAGTTCCCAAAGTTGTTACTTTATTCGCTGGATAAATTTTAAACGTGACAGTCCAGTAACCATCCGGTGAAACAACAGAAAGCGTTGTAGGAGAAGCAAATAAATCCGTAACACCACCAATACTTCCATTATTTAAAGCATTTTCAAACCAAGTTGTCTTCGTTGGGTAAACACTATATACAGCAAACCAAGGCCACTCACCTGAAGCATTAAATGCCATACTCAAAGAACCACTACCAGCATTTACAACTTTTGTAAAATCAGTACCAGATTCAATTATACTAACAATTTGACTAGCCGTTTTCTGTGTAGAAGTTTTACCATAAAAATATGGATAGTAACCAGTAATAGTCTGTGAGTTTGATGCAAAATTTGTACTAGATGCCTGAGGAGCTGAAGTTGTCCTAACAGCAGGCGTAGCACTATGAGTAATACCCTTATTATTCTTTTTTGCTATACCAGCATCATAGTCACCTGTACCAGAATAAACTATCGTGCTACTATCCCCCGAAACAGGAGCAGGCACCATTATTGACTCAGATGTATTTATTTGATATGTTAAATTTGGGTTATTTGGATCCGCATAACCAAACTGAGCAGCAATTGAAGTAGTTGTATTTACCGTCATACTCGCAGTTGAGGTAACTGTCAATAAAGCAGTATTTCCAGCACCATTTATATTTTTATTAATAACCAGTTTGGAAAAAGGACCAGAATCATTTTCAGTACCGGTTAAAGTTATTGTTGGACTAACAGTAAGACCAATCTCTCTTATTCCTGTAACATCTGAAGAAGCTGCTATAGTAGGTATAGTATAAGTAGGACTGACAGTCGGAAACAACAAATCATCAAATAATTGGACAATTGTTTTACTATTCAAATCAGCAACCGTTGTAGTAGCTGGTATCCCACCAACTGTAGCTGGCATAGCTAAAGATGAATCTAAAGCAGAGTTATAAATCGTATCAATTATACTATTAGTAGTTCCTGGTGTTATTTCTATTCCAGAATTATTAGAAGTAATTATATCTACTGACCCACTACCACCACCAGTTCCTGACGAATAAGAACTAAATGTTAGACCAGTAACGCCCAATTGTATTGGATTTGAAGTATTAAGAACAAAAGTTTTATTACCATTTATTGAGCCAGATGTTACAAAAATTTGAAGACCTTGTAAAAAATCATCATCTATACTAGAATCAGTAGATCTTGACCAACTTCCATCAGAACCAGTACCAACGACATTAACAGTATAAATACCATTCTCTATATTTGTTGTTTGATCCTTTACTAAAACTCTATAACCAACTTGTAAAGATTGACCGTCTAAAGTATCAGGAGCACCATTACTTAAATCAACAATGTTAGTTGTTGTGGCTAAATTACATGGTTGTTTAACCGGAAGTCCTTTAATCGAAGAATAGCCTATTCTTGTAATCATTGTTTAAAAAATTTTTATTATCTTATCTTATATATTAAATAAATAAAACCTTTTTAAATAAGAAATTGAAAAATATAAAATTAGATTTCTTTATAAATAAATTCTTTTAAATAATTTTATATTATCAACAGCAAAAGGAGGATTGTTTCCAGTACCAAAATCATTTGACCAACCAAATACTAGTCTTTTTGTTTGACCCTTATACCCGTTAAGTAAAATTAGTTCCTGTCGCCAGAAACTATCCGGACCTCCATATCCACTATTAAATTTACCAAGATTAGTAGTAGCACCAATTCGACCATTATTTGTAGGCGCTGAGGTTGGAGTGGCCTGAGTATTTGTTAAATCAGTACCAGCAACAGGAGTAGTCGAAGTAGCAACAATATGAACAGTACCATAATCATAACCAAGACTATTACCAGCAGCATTTTCACCATAACATTTCCAATCAAAACTAAGATAAAAATCTCCTGTTTCATTTGGTATTGTAATATCTTTATAAAAATGTGAAACTCTTGATGTTGGACCAGCTGTGTAAGCATGAGTCGTACCGTTTGTAGCTGAAATATATGCCGAAAATGTACCAGAGGAACCAGTAGCAGCGGTTCCTACAAACCATTGGTTTACTGAATCATTTACTATTGTCCATGAATTAGTTGAGAATGTACCTGATGAAAATTCTTCATCTAAAACATATGTAACTATTGCATCCTCCAACTTTAAAACTTGTAATGAAGCATTTTCAACTCGGTACCCTGATGTGACAGTCGAAGGTAGTCTATATCTTTTAGCAATAGAAATTCCTTGATTTGGTAAAATCTCAGTTATAATATTAGATTGAGCAACCATTTTAAAGTTAGCATACGTAGCTGAACTTCTCATCAACTCATTTGTAATACCTTTAGTTGGACTTATAGTTTTAGTACCAGATATCGGATAAAGAGTTGGCACCATTTCTATAGAGTGGGCATCTGTTATATTGACAAAAGTAGCTGATGACCTAATTAAATATTTACCAATACTACCTGGATCTGTAATTCTTAAACAACCATTAAACGAGGATGTGAAACCCAACATATCAGCATCATTTCTATAACTTCCCGGACTTGTTCCACCAATCGAAGTAGAAGCGTCAAAATACCATGTTCCTGTTGTACTATCAGTGTCAGTAGTCACAGAAGATCCAGTAAAATAAATACCACCATAATTAGGAGTTACTAAAATCTCCCAACCCGATGTATTATAAATAAAATATTTTCCACTTTCATTATCAAGCGCAATGACTCCGGTTGTTGCAGAATGTGTGGGCGCACCACTTACAACCTGATACAATACCGAACCAACTGAAATTTCATTTAATACTGGCATATTTTAATATATTTTTATAGCAGTAAGAGAAGCATGTCTTAAATTTACAGAAACAGTTGCTGTTGTGCATCTAACAACAGTAGATATAGTATCACTATCGGAAAGATTTAAATATCCAGAAACATTTATATTCCTATAATCAGCAGGTGATAAAAATAAAACCGTTGCTGCTTGATACATGTTATTGGATGGAGTAGCACCATTTACTGAAACCCCAATTTCATAAGTTTGATTTGAAGCAGGATTACCAATCGAACCATTAAGAGTTACAATATATTTACCTGATTTACCAGTCAAAACTTGAATAGATGAACTCGTTCCTGATTGCGTAAAACCATTGAAGAAACCAGCATTAGACCAACTTAAGCTATTTGTAGGGACCCAAGTATTTGTAGTAGAGAAGGTTGTAGATACAGCATTTGCATTCAAATATATTTCTCCATATCCTGGTTTTAATAATGGTTCCCATCCAGAGGCATTACCTGTCGAGTTGACCCAAGGAGTCCCTGTTGAAGTATCAGTATATAACGAACCCTTTGGTGAAATATGATCAGGGGTTCCATTACCACTTCCTAATTCAATAGAACCTAAAGATTTTGATATCAAATTGTTAGTAGGCATTATATAATTCGTTGATATTTTGTAATCCAATTAACGGTTTGTGAACTAGTACCAGTAACTTGTACAATCAAGTTTCCTGTCGAACATGTAAATGAAAGATTTGTTGGTATAAGACCGGATTGCTTATCTAATTGAGCATTACTCAAAACAACATTAGCTGTACCACTAAAGTTAGTAAGCACAAGCTCTCTTCTCCAAGCACCCCATATTGTATTACTACAAGTAGCAGTAACATAAACTTCTACTATACTAGTAAAACCTTGAGGCACCGAAATAGTTGCAGCATTTATTGTAGAACCTGTAGTAGTTTGAGCGGTAGTTGTCAATCTACTAGCGGTCCAACTACCATTTCCAGAACTATCAGAAACCATTATATACTCATTATCAGCACCATTAGTCATTCTAAATCCAGTAGAAGATACAGTACCAACAACCTCCAACTTATAATTTGGAGAAGCTGTACCAAAACCAACTAAATCTCCTAAAACATTTATAGAACCATCCTCTGTTCTAAAGTGAGGAGCTGCCTTTCCATCAACACCACCTCTATCCGCTGAATATAATTGAAAACCATCAATAAAATTACTTTCTGTAGGACTTTGATTTACTGAACTAGAAGTACTGCTATATAAATTTAGAGCATTATCAGGTGACAATTTCATCTGAAGATTAGAAAGTAAAGCTGAATTTTTATGCCACATAAAACCAGCATTAAATCCATCACGTGCAGTATTCGTACCATAATACAAAGTTGGATTCACAAAATGCATCCTATAAGGCACGTTATTTGCATCAACAAAAGAAGAATGTTGAAATAAAAATGTGTTATCACTATAAGTTCCAGTATTGGACCTTCTAGTTAAAGATATTTGACAATCACCAGATGTGCTGTAACCAGTATCAAATATCAATCTATTGTTATTATAACCAGCTATAGATATATCTCTTGTACCAATATCTGTTCTATTTCCAACTTTTAGATTACCATTTCCAGTAAACTCTAATAGATTTAAATCATTTGCAGCATTTCTAATAATTAATGGTAAGTCCGTAGATGATGAACCCGTCGCGATTATAGTCAAATGTGCACCACTTCCAGTACCAGAACCAATTCCTAATTGGACAACATTTGTTGTGCTATTAAAAGTCAATCTTTGACTTTGTTGAACAAAATTACCAGATTGAAATAATAACTGATTATTTGTACCTCCAATTACTGATGTTGTTCCAATAACTATAGGGGTTGTAGCAATAGCTGATGAAGTCCAAGTTGCCAATCCAGTTGAATCCGAAATTAAATAAAAACCACTAGAAGCACCATCTGTTATCTTAAGTGTTTTTCCTGTAAACTGACCAGCAGTAACATTTGAGTAAGTTATTCGGTTAACAGGACCAATACTAATATGGTCATTAGTAGTTGAAGCAAAGGTCCACTCATCTGAATTTTCATCCCAATAAAAAGCCTGAGTAGCACCGGTTCCTCTATCAATAAAAATACCAGAATCTAACGCAGGCGTTGATTGACTATGTGACAACACGATAATTGAATCACCAACTATTAAATTCGATGTATTAATAGTAGAAGAAGAACCTAAAATTGAAAAAGAACCAGTGACTAGTAAATCTCCTTGTATGTTAAGTAGATTACCATCAAAGGTCAAATTTACTTCCGCATTAGCTGAGTTAGAAGTACCATCTGATGTTAAAATTCTATTATTTGAAAAATTAGAAATTGTGTTAAATCCTGTTCCAGAAGTACCAGCGGTACCACTAGATCCACTAGAACCGGATGTTCCTGATGAACCAGAAGTGCCGGAGGTACCAGACGAACCACTAGTTCCAGAAGTTCCACTAGTTCCAGAAGTTCCACTAAAACCAGAGGTTCCAGAAGTACCAACTGAACCAATAGAAACAGATGAACCTAACAATCTTAACGAGTCTGTGCTCGTAGGTGCCGGTCTATCAACATCTATAGATAAGGCTGTACCAGAAATAGTATAATCAATCGATGATTGCATTAATTGACCATTGATAAAAAATAGATTTGATGGATACAACAATGGATAAGCTAATACAAAGTTTTTGTTTACACCATTTTGTGTTCCAGATATCGGTATTTCTATAATACTTTGAGTAGCAACCAAAGACTGAGTCCATGTTGCCAAACCAGTACCATCAGAAGTTAAAACATATCCAGATTGTTGATTACCATCAACAATCTTTATTTTACCAACTAAAGAAAAAACATCGCTATTTTGGTCCCAACTTAGCTTGTTTACATCTTCACTAACCGAACTTCCAGTTCCCAAAAAAAGTATGGAACCTTGAGAAGCTCCTCGTAGTTGTTTAATATCAATTTGAGCCATTAACGACTAATAAATTTTTTCACTTATCTATATATTAAAACAATTTATCCTATTTTGAACGAAGCACAAAAAAAGGAGTAAGTTTTCTTACTCCTTTCTAATATTTATTATTAAGATTCATAAACTATATCTATAACATCAGTAGTAGATAAATCATATCCAGCAACTAATCCGTTCCAGTATAGTTGTTGACCGGCTACAATATCTACAAAAGCCTCAGCAACTGAAGCAGTTGAAGAAATATAACAATCTACTAAAGAAGCTGTACCATTACCTAATCTTTGTAACTGACCATTAACATAAACTTGTATTCTTGAGTAATCATTAGGTGTTGATGATAATAAAACTGCAGTAGGAGAATCATCACCAGTTGTAACAGAAGCATTTGTTCTATCATATACAGGTTGTGAAGCACCAGCAATTACTGATAATACGCCACCTGAGAAAGTAAGACCAGTACCAGCTATTGTTGGAGAAACCTCTACATTATTACTATTAATAGTAAGTCCATTTGCAACATTCACATCTAAAGTTATAAAACCAGACGTACCACCACCTGATAGACCACTACCCGCAGTAACTCCTGTTATGAAATCACCATTTATTGAATCAATAGCATTCCAGATTGAAGCAGTTCCAGCATCAACATAACCTTTAGAAACAAGTGAATAACTGACAAATGTACCAGAATAATCTGATGTATATACCAATCCTTTTTGATTTGATGTTGTGATTGAACCAGTTGCCGTATTCACCGTAAACTCGTTAGTAGAAATAATATCCACACTACCAGTTGCGTATATAGTCACATCACCACCATACATATCTATAGATCCAGAATTACCAACATCCACTAAAAATAATCCATTATCTAATTGAACATCAACAGTAGAACCAGTAAGAGTAAGTATATCAAAATCTTGTATAGTTAAATCATATCCATCAGAATTTAAGAAAGTATCTTGAATTAGATTTCCTCCTAATCCTAAAAACCCTGGAGCAATTTCAGTTAAACCATTTGTTGCCCCAACTCCAGATACAGCAGAGTCAACATAAGCCTTAGTAACCAATGAGAATGTAGTAAAGTTAGCCGTATAATCTCCTTCATATACAAGTCCTTTATTAGCTATGTTATCTTTTATTAACAAATAGTTACCAGTAGAACCATCAATACCACCTAAAGTCTGAGAGTCATTAGTAACTCTAATTGAGTTAGCAATTCCATTAGACTCTGAATTCAATGATGAATCGTTGTATGTTGTTTTTATAACAGAGAATGTAGCAACATCACCAGATTTTAAAGAAGCGATTACATTTGTAATTTGTAATTTATTTTCAGCATTTGGAATACCACTTTCAACTTTGACATCAGCTCCATTGGATGCGGTAAATGTAAGAGACCCAATATTTTCTATTGTAAAATCATTAGTTGCTGCTTGTATCTTAGTAGTTTGACTTAAAGTACCACCTAAATAAACTTTATCAGATACTATTTCAAGTCCGTTTCCAACGTTAACAGAAAGTACTCCACCACTTGCTGATAAACCAGCTCCGGCTAAATTACCTGCGAACCCCGATGTATCAATAAATATTTGAGAGCCATTTTGTGTCAATCCAGTTCCAGTAATAGAATTAAAATCTATTGATATAGCATTTCCATTCTGCGTAAGACCTGTGCTTGTAATATCATTGAAATTGACTGACAATTGATTACCCGACTTTGTAAGTCCAGTACCAGCTTCTGTAATTATTGATGAAACAGAACCAGAAAAACCAGCAGACCACAATGATGTAGTATTATCCCAAATTAAAGCGGCATATGTTCCACCACCTAAGTTTGCTTCAATACCTGTATTTAATGCATTATAAGGACCAGAATAAGTCGCATTTAATGTAAGGATATTATCTTGAACTAAAATTGTCTCTGTACTTATGTAAGAAACCGTTCCATTAACGGTTAAATCTCCATTAATAGTTACAGAATCTTGAAAAGTTCTATCACCTGTAATAGTATCTTTTAATCTAATTGAATCTAAATTTATCTCTAATGAATCAGAATTAACATTAACGTCTAAAGCCGAACCATTATCTGTTAAACCATCACCAGCTAGTGTTGAGGTAATTTCAGAAGTATTAACACTAAGAACACCAGTTGTGAAATCTAATCCATTTCCAGCCAAAGATGAATCTATTATAATATCGTTTCCTGAAAATGTTAATCCTGAATTTGCTCCTAAATTCACACTCAATGTGATAGCTCCTTGTGTTCCACCTCCACTTAGACCACTACCAGCAGTTACACCAGTTATACTACCTAAACCTGTTGATGTAAAATCAGACAATGTGTCTCCAACATAAACATACAGGGCAATAGATGAAGGCGCACCTCCAGTGACGTCTTGTTGAAAGAACACACCTGAGTTATATTGGTAAATCCAGTTTCTAGCATCACCAGGAGGTATCAAAGAAGCACCAGTATAAGGTTTAGCCTCAAAAGTCAAACCATATGAAGGCGGAATACCATTTCTTACTCTAGATCCAGTTGTTATTCCAGATAAAACACCAGAACCATAAGCATATGGTAAAGATGTTATAGGGTCGGTTCCGGATGGTGCTGCAACCGGCCAACTTGCAAAATAACCTCGACCATTTGAAGTTCCATCAAGAGTCAAACTAGCAGTTACTCCGATAGCCACACCCTGACTAACCGCAATACTTGCAGTTCCTGGTATGTCATTTACCCATATATTAGACGAATCTAAGTTAAAAAATATACCTTCCGCTTCGTTGTCAACACCTTTAATTGTGTCAGTCATCGATTTACCTAAGATATTCTTAAGAGCTATTGCCGCTTGTGTAGATGATGTTAAACTCATTTTTTATATTTATTTTTTCATTTTATTTTTAAGAATAATTAAACGTTATACCAGTAAACGAACCACTAAACGATGGACCAACGGTGATTCTAATCAACATAATTCCGTTAGTGTTTGCTGTATTTTTTGTTCCTATATTTAATCCCCAGTTAGTATTAAATGCTCTACCAGCACCAGTAGCATTATTTCTCACACCATCACCATCATTCCATTGACCGGTAAGAAAATCATTGTAAGCATCTAACCAACCAGTCTCAGCAGAAGAAGCACCAGGAGCTTTAATTTCTACCCAGATGTAATTTCCTGTTAGAGGGGTAGATTTAGCAACAAATGTACCACCAGAACCTAGTATCTGCATTACAAAGTTTGCAGTCGTTGGAGATACCTGTCTAAACCATCTAACATATTGTCTATTACCAGTGGCTCCTGAATAATCAGTTGCTAAATTTCCGAAATTAGCATTTGATGTCAACACACCAGGTGTGCTAAAGTTTGTAGTCGGATATATTAAAGTACTATTGTAAACTTGTAATCCGTCATTGTAACCAGAACCACCAGATATTAATGATTGGGTTGAATCCCAAGCATTAGATGTAGTAGAACCATATGTATCATATTGATTTCCAACATACGTACCAACTAATCTGTATCTTTCATCATCAAATCCCTCACAAGTTGTACCAACAGCGGTTGAAGAAGCAGCAACGTTGTCTAAATAGACATTTGTCACCGACACAGCACCACCTGTCGAGTTACCCTGAATAGTTCTTTTAGCATTTACACTCAACGAAATTGATTCATTTAATCTTCGTTTTGCTAAAGAGATGATGTTAAAAGTAGCAGGAGCATTATTCTGATCAGAATTTGATATTTTGAATTGTTTTGCTTCGTTACCACCAGAAGCTGCTAATGAATATTGTGTTGAAACTGTCAATATTGGAGTAGTTGCTCCAGTACTTGTTTCATTAAATGTGATAGCATCAGCACCTGAATAATATGTATTTCTGTATAAGTTGTCTATAGTAACATCATAACTAACAGTACCACCTGTATAATAATTGATACCTGATAGATACTTGCTACCTGTTAATGTGTAACCAGTGATAGTTGCTCCCGAAATTGATGTAGCAGTAGTATCACCATCAATAATAAATTCATATCTTGTTAATGTTCTTGTGAAACTTGGAGCGTTATCATGAACTACATATACATAGTTATAACCATAAACTATATCAGGATCATTACCTCTTAATAACCAAGTTCCAGTTCTATTCCAAAATTGCTCAAAAACAGCACCTTGTGGGAACTTAGAAGCAGTAGCAGCACCTACACTGAAACCAGTCGTTGTACCACCAGTCGTTGTATTCTGAGCCGCTAAGTTAGATAGTGTTATTGTTGCTGATGTTTTTTCAACTCCGTTAACGTACATTTTTAACGTTCCTACGTTAGCATCTCCAAAAGTATCAGCACCATATGCGGGTGTTGGTGTAGTAGTACTAGCAGACACTTGATCATTTAATGTTCCAGAAATATTTCCAGAAGCACTAGCAGAAATTGCTAATCGTTTTCCAGTCGCAGTCCAAGTTCCATCTACTGAAATAGGTGAAGAAGGTGCGAAAGTAGCACTGATATAATTAAATCCAGATATTGGATTATTACCATCAAAACTCAATTTACCATTAGCCAAAGTTCCAGCTTTACTACCAGTCCAATCAGATAAGTCCGGAGCATCAGGTGGAACCAACGCACTTAATAATTCGTTGATATTATCTACTGCATGACCTATTGGTGTTGAGTTAGTAAAACTAAATACACCATCAGCATAAGTTCCGTCTTCAGCTGGACCAATTGCAACCGTTGTAGAGCCACTTGTCAAATCTAAAGAAACCGTTCCAGCATTTGTCAATCTACCCTGTGTGTCTACGGTAAATGTTGGTATCTGAGTTGATGAACCATAACTACCTGCAGTAACACCTGTCGTACTTAATTGTAATGTATCAGATGATATCGTTAAACCAGTAGAAGAGGATAAACCAACATTTATATGAAATTCATTTCCAACTTGAATCAAACCATCTCCAGGTGTTATAACACCTGCAGAAGAAAACTGAACCCAATGTTGTGACTCGGTACCTACTAATATGTTAAAATCAGAAGAGTCTGATACATTCAAAACCCAACCTGAACCAGAATATAAATCACCATTTCCTACAAAAACGAAATCACCAATCTGAACCTCACCTATTGTTGGAAGACCATCAGCATCTAAAGATCTTGACCAAGTTCCTGTTGCAACTACATAAATACCGTTTGATGCAGTAGGGTTAGAATTATCTTGACCATTTACTAAAACTCTTTCACCAACTTCGACATCATGATTATCAATTGATTGTGTTCCCGATAAAGTTATAGGTGAATTAGATACAACATGAACAGACTCTTTGATATTAAGACCTTGAGCAACAGCATCAACATAGTTTTTATTAACTACGTCATGACCCACAAGTATATTTTCGTCTGCTTGTCTTAATGTAGACCCAGCATTAAAGCTCATTGTAGCCGCTGTTGTAAAGGTTACTAGACCATTAAGTCCACTAACTTTGTTTAGTGATAGAGAGGAGTCTCTAAGTTGTTTTCCATCAAGTAGTGACATATTTTATTTTATTTTTTTAATTTTCTTATATATTATATTTTTAATCTCTAAAATTTCTAATTTATATAATAAAGTGAAATTCTCCATGTTGAATAAAGATCGGTTCCAACGAAATTACCATTCCAATAAAGAGCATCACCTGATTGTACATTTATTTTTGATGTGACTCCACCGTCGTCACTGAAATAACAAGGAACACTTGTTGTAGTTCCATAACCTACTTCAAATTCTTGACCATTAACAAATACTCCTACATAACCACCAGGTAAAGGTGTCTGTGAAATAGTTAAACCAGTAAATTGCCCATCACCATTTGTTGTAAAAGCCATTTGAAAGTTCTTATCACTAGAAGTAAGTGTACCAGAAGTTTGAGAAGGATCCAACCAATTAAATTTTCCTGCATTATCTACAGATAAAATGTATCCAGCAGTAGCACCACCATTTGTTCCTGTATCTAATTTTGAAGCAGTTAATGAACCATCCTTAACTATTGCAGACACAGATAATCCCATAATTGTGTTTTCTTGTGTAAAGTCTATAGTTTCAGAATCATTAAATGAAGTAGTCAACCCTGTATTTAGTGTAATAAAAGCTAAACTTCCGCTATTTGAAATAGTACCTCCTGATAAGTATAATGAACCATTTACTACAATGATTTGACCATAATTGACTAATGTTCCAGCAATTGTTAAATCAGAATATACCCAATATTGATAATAAGGTGGAACAACTATGTAATCGGTAGGTTCAATGTAATATTTTACATTAAATAAATCTTCGTTTACAAAAGGTCTATTCAATTGAAAATCTACACCATCATAAACAACAGTATAAACAACATTAGCTTGTATATCCGATGGTAAGAGATCCACTACGCCAGAAGGAGTTGGTTTTTTTATGTAAGCAGAGCCCAAAGAATTTATATTTAAAGATGCGGTTGTTCCAACATTTTGAGCTGAAAATTTGACTAAAAAAACTGAATCTTGATTATAATTACTGATTGGAGGTGTTGTAGTTGCAATATAATCAACACCATTACTTGTCGAAGCAGCTAAATTTCTTACTTGACCAAGTTTTTCTTTTTGCCAAGCACCAGTGGGAAAATTACCTTCATATTTATAAATTGAGTTATCTTCATCATCTACTCTCACAGACATTCCATCTTTAGGAACAGTCAAAGTCCAAGTTGAAGAGTTCCATTCTGCTACTTGCGAAGAAGTAAACGAACTCCATTGAGCACCCGACAATACTATAGATGAATCAATTCCTAATAAATATCTATCTCCAATTGAAGGAGACCCAGGCTGAGAAAAAGCAACAGAAATAACGGAATCAATCCATTCGGTTCCCCCACCACCACCAGATCCTCCAGAACCACTGAATTCTTTCCAATTGGAGTTATCCATGATACTAGTGGAAACAAAATTATATGTTAATTGATATGTTTTATTATCACTTTGAACATAACACATCATACCCCATTCTCTTCTTTCAAAAATAATTGCATTCCGTGTTGTTATATCTATAGCAGTGTGTAGACCACCACGAATTTCAGTAGCAAATGCGGATGCTATTGGATCTAACGAGTCGTTAGGTCTTATCGCTGATGATATTAATGTTCCTACGTTTTTAGCCATTTAACATTTATTTTTCTTTTTTATATATTTAACTAACTATAACATCTAAAGCTGAGTTTTGAACCGTATTTGTTATCCAAACCTCAAAATTAGTAGTAAAACCATATTGATTTACAAATGGCTGAGCAGTTCTAATTCTTGTAAAAGCATTGCTTGAAAAACCACCTACTGTAAAACTTGGGGCAGTAGCACCACTAACCGAAGAAGGCCAAGCAAATACTAAATAATTACCACCTCCTCCAATTTGACTATAACTTTTATTTTTAGTGGTAGATAATTGACTACTTAAATTCTGTATTACTGTATCAGTAACAATAGATGAAACCATAGATGCTGAACCAGGATTATAAAATAAATTTGGATTACCAATAGAAGATAAATTCACATTGCCCCAGAAAATTCTATTCATCCAAGTAAAAGTAGCAGAACTATTGTAAGTTCCAGTACCATCATTAACAGAGATAGGAAAAGTCTGTACATAGGATGCTCCCGGTGAGACAGGATAAAAACCAGTTGTAGTCTGACTACCAGCAACACTTGAAGACCAAGGTGGTCCACCAGTAGAATAAGGAACACTATTAACAGTTATAGAACTAATATCATTAGTTTTTTTGGTTACACTCCAATTCAAAGTGATAGAAGAAAGAGGTACAGGATAGCCATACTCAGCCTGATTACTTCCAGAAACACTAATACTAACAACTGGACTCTGATAAGGATAAAGTAATTTATCAAACATCTGAGAAATAGTTAAGTTAGAAAAAGTTGAACCTGCTGGAATACCACCAATCGTAACTGGTGTAGGAGTAGAATTTGAATAAAACAGAGATACAGAAGCAGATGCTGCAGTCGCAACCACAATAGATAAATCATCAACTTTCTTCCACAAAGAGTAAACAGGGCTACGTATATCAATAGGATCAATTAAATTACTATTATTATCTAATAGATTCTTCAATAAATCATCTACGTTATCATACAAATCTGTAGCTGTAACCGCTTCAAAACCAGTAACAGAATATGAGCCAACTAATGCCATTAAAAAAATTAATTTTAAGTATATATAAAATACCAAAAACTAAATAAAAGAAAACTTATGGAAAAATTTAAATTTTGAGAAACCAAAAATCAATTAAGAATGTATCATGATGTTTCATGTTTAGCATACCCAAATAAAGTGGTCAGATTTCTCGGATTCAAAAGCCCAATCCTCACCTAAGCAATCTGCGATAATCTCTTTTAACTTAGCGACAGATAATATTTCTTCTAACTTATCGTTAAATTTATCCTCCGGCACAATATTTTTTAAATTAATTTTGATATTAGGTAAAATTTCTATCTCCTTATCAGAAAATTCACCATATAAAAAAGACAAAATATTAGTTTTAATAAGGTCTACCTCCTCCTTTGAATAGATTACAACATTCCAGTCGTCATTTTCCCAATCGCTTATTTTAAAAGTGTGTTTATCCGAATCAACCACTTCTATATCACCTAAATTCAAATCGAAATAATCCGCTAAAATTTTTTCTTGTGACAAAGTAGATTTTTCAACTCCTTTATATAGACACTCTCTTAAAGAACTCATTTTGAAATCAACCGATTCAAAATAGTTGAAAGATTCAAAAGTCACAACACCATCTGATTCCATAGAAACCCTGTCATTAATAATATCATTAAGGACTACATTTGCACCAGACACGTTTTCTAAGTTATTTCTTTTTAAAAAACGATTAAATCTATCAGAACCTGGCCTTAAATAACTTTTTAAATTCTTTGGTCTGATTTTCCACTTATCAATATAATCATCAACCAACAAATTAATTTGTTGGTAGTATCTATTAGCATCTTCTCTATTATTAATTGACATTTTTTTTATTTAAATTATATAGGTTTATAAAAGTAGATTCTTCTCTTTCTCTATCTTGTCTTAAATCTTCCTTCTCATCATCATCTAATCTTTCACCAACTGCAGAATAATATTCATCTTCGGATAATTCTTCAATTTCTTCAGAATCACAAAATTTACAAATACTTTCATCTGTGTTAAAAGATTTAAACAGTGCATTACAACCATCACAATGATAATAATTGTTTAAAAAATTTTTCGATGTTGACGGTAAAGTCTGACTAAAATCAAAAGTTTCAAAAGTTTTTACATACTTCATATTAGTATATATAAAATTTTTCATTTATAAAATTACTTATTAATATATAGTATATGAATTTATCACAAACAAGAACTTATTACAATACAAAGCCTGTAGAATTTGTAGTGAAAGAACATTATAACCTGATTGAAGATAATGAGTATATCCCAAGATTTTCATTAAAAAATGTAAAAGATATAGCAAACATTCCTATTAATGAACCAGTAAAGTATTCAGACGCGTTGATGATAAAATGCATCAAATATGGAATGATAATGTTGATAAACTATAAAGGTGAAAAAGACCAACACTTTGCCGGACACGAAAGAGTGGTATATCCTATGGTTTTAGGAAGGTCTTCAAAAGGTAAAACATTACTAAGGGGTTGGCATTTGAACGGTTGGTCGGTTTCTCAGAAAAGACATATTAACAAAATCTGGAGATTGTTCAGAACAGATAGAATATTATCTATGACTTTTACCGGTTCTTTTTATAGACTTCCACCAGCTGGTTATAATATGAATGATAAAGGAATGAGAGGCGGTATTATAACTAAAGCAGATTTCAATGAAATTAGAAGAAATCAACAAAATCTTGTCAATCAAAACAAAATTCAAAATAGAGAAGAAGTTGAGATGACAACCGATGATAGAAAATTTGCTACGATTAGAGTAAAGCAAACTGACACTCAAATAGATTTAATGAATCCTAATGAAAATGCTTACATAAATAACAACAAAGATGTAGCAGGACTAAGATTATCTTTTTTGAAAAGTATTTATGGTAATAAATACGTAGCAATTTTAGGAGCGCTTGGCCAACCAGGAAACACGGTAAAAATTTTGACAGATAAAGGAACACAATTGGGTGTTTACAAAGTATTAGACTCTATAACTGGACAAGTGTTAAAAAGTATCAAAAATGTAAAAGGTAATTCAGTTTACGACCTATATTTATTTGATAAAAAAATGTAAGTTAATAAAAAATTAATATAGGAGTTTTTATAATTATAATTTTTCTAAATATATTATTAATATATAAGTTATGTTAAAGAAATTTTCAAGTTTTTTAAGAGAAGAGCTATATATCGAAGATATGGATAAAAACTCAGTAAATACTCTGAAAGAAAACATACTTTTCAGACTGAATGAATATAGAACTTTTATTCTCTCAAATATAATCTACAATTTTGAAACAAATAAAGTTGAATATAAAAATTTTGACCATATAGATATCAAAATTATTATGAGAGAACTAACAAATGAGTTTACACAAGAAGTTGTTGAGGAGTTGAATATAGAATCGTTTTTAAGAAAATTAAACCAAATTCTTGAATTAAAGAAAAGAAACACAAAAAGAAAAATAAGAGAAGCTTTTGATGATTATTACAAATCTATTGAAGTTAGAATCGACCAATTACATCAAATGGGTAAAACAGAAGACCACTTTGATGAATTTGAAGGAGAAGGTTCTATATTAGGCAGAAGACAATATGAATCTGAAAAGTATCAATTACAAGTAGAACTACTTAAACTTCAAGAATGGGTAAAAACAAATGGAAAAAAAGTTGCAATAGTTTTTGAAGGAAGAGATGCCGCAGGTAAAGGTTCCACTATAAAAAGATTCATAGAATACTTAGACCCTAAAGGATTCAAAGTAGTTGCTTTAGGCGTTCCTACTGAGCAAGAAAAAAACAATTGGTTTCAAAGATATGAAAATCACTTACCAAATACAGGGGAAATAGTTTTCTTTGATAGAAGTTGGTATAATAGAGCAGTAGTTGAACCAGCAATGGGATATTGTACAGAAGAACAATATCAAGATTTTATGGATAAAGTAGTTGATTGGGAAGAAAAGCAAATAAGAAATGGACTAATACTTATTAAATTTTGGTTTTCAATTACTCAAGACAAACAAATTAAAAGATTTGAATTGAGACAAAAATCACCATTGAAATATTGGAAGTTTTCACCAAATGATGCTAAAGTCTTAGATAAATGGGATGTTATTGGTAATTTTAAAAGACAAATGTTCCAACAAACATCTTCTAGACTATCACCTTGGGTTATAATTAATTCAAATGATAAAAAAATAGGTAGATTGAATGCTATAAGATATGTATTATCTCAAATCAATTATGAAAATAAAAACAACGAATTATGTAAATATTATCCAGAAGTTGTAAATATTCTGATATAAAAAAATTTAATATAAAAAAGAAAAAATATTATGAATTCAATAAAAAAATTCGAAAACTATATGTCAAGAGAAGAAATGTGTAATATGCTATGTAATATTGGACATGAAATGAGCGATTTAGAAAATTGCTCAACACAAGAACTTGAACAAATGTGTAAAAACGCTGAAAATTCAAATTCATATAATTCCATTACACAGGAAAAAAAGAACGAAAAATGGATAAAAGACGCCATTAAAAAACCAGGTTCTTTAAGAAAATCTATGGGTAAAAAAGAAGGTGAAAAAATATCTAAAACTGAAATTGACTCCGAACTTCAAGCACTTAGAGGAAAAGATAAAGATAAATCTAAAAAAGGAGTTCAAGGTTTATCTAAAAATGATTTAGCAAAATATAGAAAATTAAATTTAGCAAAAACACTTAAAGGATTGAAAGAAAACCAAGGAACTCAAAACTATATGTTTTTTGGAAACCTTAAAACAATCAAAAGATTGGTAGATAAGATGTTAGAAATGGATGAGGCAGAAGTTGACTCTATGCTTACAAACGGGCACAACTGGGCATTAGACCACATCGCAACATCTAAAGATGATGTAGAAGAAGTATTTAACTTTTTAGCTGGACACGATGAACCAGAATCAAATCACGAAGATGAATTGATAGGTGGTCCAGGTGCTAAATATCCAACACATATTCACAAAGATGAACCATCACATGAAGAAACAGAAGGAAGTTTAGCTAATAAAGATTTAGAAGATGAAATGAAAAATTTGAAAAGTTTTGGAAATTTCAAATAAAAAAAACCCAGTCGTTTGACTGGGTTTTCTATTTTATAATAAATCCTTTTCATCTAAAAGAGTATATGTAAATTTATTCTTAGTTATCGTCTTAAACTTTTCACAAACATTCATAACTTCTTCTTTATGAGACCAATTTGAAAATACTTGACAACCAGCAGACCATTTTCCAATCTTTGCAGAAGACCCAGCCTTATTTGATCCATGAATATTAATACCAAATAAACCAGTCTCAACTTTTGACTCATTCAATTGATAGTTATTATCTTTGTTAGAGTCTCTATAAACAGTCACTTTACCAGTTTGAACTAATGCTCTGTGGTCTGTTTTTTGTTGATGAAATCCTAATGACCAACAATCTACCCACTGATTTGGTTTTAAGATTGCAGTTCCTAATTTACTCATAGGATTATTTAACCAATAAACACCTGGGTTTGTTGTGTTCGGAAAAATTTTAATAACTTCTTGGCCAGCCACTAAGTTATATTGTTCTAATGCAAAAGTAGTATTTTTACCAGCAACGCCATCTTCAGCCAAAGGCTTACCATTAGCACCTTTAAATCCATAGGAATTCAAAAATTGTTGTTGACCTTTTAAATCTAAATTTTTTGGCATTTGAGGTATTTGATAAACTAAACAGAAAAAATCATTAAACGCATCTGGAACATCTAACGTTGCTCTGACGCCTATTAAATTTGGTCTATCGGTGTACCATTTGTAGCCCTTCTTTGAAAGTGCTGATTTTAATAAATCGATTGTTATATTCATAATAATAGTTCTTTTTTTTGTATATATCAAAACAAAAACATAAACTTTTACTAAAATTTAAATGAGAATCATAGTATTCTTAATAAATAAAGTAGTTTCAACAAATGAACAAAATTGACAAATTTTTAGAATTTTTTATAGAAAACTTAGACGACAAAAGAATATCTGTTTCAAAAAAAATGAAATACGGTCATAGATATTACTATATAAATTTCATGGTAGATGAAGATCCAACAATTCAAAATAATCAACACAGCATCTATCAATATAGAGATAATATGGAAATAATATTTGATAATAGAAATGGTTGTATCGAGATTTACGGAGGCGATGAAAATAATACATTAATAGTAGAGGATAAAACACTACTTGAAAAATGGTCAACTATTTTAGAAAAGATTGTAAATACAGACTTAGAAAACAGAGTAATTAATATTTTTGAAAAGACTCTAAATGAGTGCTATAATAAAAATCTCTACAGAGAATTACAGATGAAAAAATTATTTAAAGAAGATGAATCCCTATAATCAAGACGAAATTGATAGAATTAATAAATCAAAAGACACTAATGACAAATTAGAGGAATTTTTTAACGATAAAAGAGCAGAGTGGAATAAAAATGTTGAACCATTATTCAAAATAATTAGAGTTGATTTGACTAATCCTTCATCCGCTAAAGATATAATGGAAGCACAATCTATGGCTCTTTCGTATAGACAAGCAATCAGTGAACAAATAAATTTCTTTTTAAATAAACGAAGCAAAGAAACAACCAAAATTAAGAAACTTAGACAGGACAAGTTTATTTTTTACGCAACAGGATTTGGAGTTAAAACAAACTTAGGAGAAAAAGGAATTTTAATTGATGGACATCTAGCTGAAAATGACAGAAGTCTTGAACTTATCGAATCTTATATTGAATTCTTAAGAGATACTACTAAAAATTTAGAAAGTTTGAGTTATTCAATTAAGAATATGATAGAATTAATGAATTATTTGGGTCGTTAATCAACCTTTTTATTCCATTTGGTTTCGATACCCATATTTTTAAGAGTTTGATGACCAGATGAACAATCCATACATAATTGTTTATCACCATCATAGTTAGTTATTATAATATCACCTTCACAATCTTCACACCTCTCTCTATCACCATAAACACTATGTAAGTAATAGCACTTTTTGTCTGAAAGATTTGATAGACTATCCTTATCTTTACTAAGATAACACATTGTATCTATATAAGGATAGTTTCTAAAATCACCGTTAAGGTTTAACTTAACTTCACCAGCAACTTCTGTTCCTTTATAAATAAAAATAACACTATCACTATCATGTGAAGCGGTTTTCTTTTTATAAAACCACCCTTCAGTATCAGCAAATTGTTTAAACCTATTTATATCCGAATCACGGTTAGTATATACTCTGTCCATAAAATATCTAGACTCACAAGGTGATTTCTTTACTTTCCAAACTAAAGCTCTTCCGTGAATCTTATCATCTCCATCCACATAAATAAGTAACTTAACTTTAGTCGGATTCTCAGTGTATATCTTAAATATTTTACTACTCTCTTCTCTCATACAAGATGAACCCAAAGTTCCTGATTTACTATGATATTTACTCTCATCATAGTATTTTGAAATATCTTCACCGTAGACCAATTTAAACTGAATTGTTGGAATCTCAGTAGAGGCTATCCAAGCATTTACAAAAGACTCTCTATCAGAATCAGTAACTGAAATATTTCTTAAAGAGCAAATATAATTAACGATTTTTCCAATTTTTACTTCAGATCTACCAGGCATTGTGAAAGGGAGTTCCGGATTATCATATACATCATCCATTACTGTTTTAACCTTTGATTGATTAACAAATCCAACCATGTCTTCTTTATCAACTAAATCAAAATAATTTTGTTTTATTTTACTATCAGCAAACCATTGTTGACTCTCAATAACATCTAAAATATGCTCAGCAATTTGACCAACCATTCCGGGTTGTTTCACCAATGACTTCATCTTCATAATAAAATCAGTAGTTGCATAAATGTGACCTTCAAGCAATGAAAAGATTTCAAACTTTAATCTTTCTAATATAAAACCATCGTATTTTGTTATCATATAATCGTATATATTAATTTTACAATTATGAAATTTAAATTAACTGAAGACTGGATTCATGAGTACTCATTTTTAGATAGAAAAATGACAAAAAAAATTTATGACAAAGGTCATGTTTTTGAACCGATAGATGGTAAATATGAAATTATTCATCATACCGGTGAGATATTTAATTTAGATGAAGAACAGATGAAATCTTTTGATATCTTAGAAGAAGTAAAGGAAATATCAGATGATTTTGAAATTATAATTGAAGAGATTCCAGAAGATGATGATATCTTAGTTAGAAACTGGAGGATTCAATTAGATGTAAAAACAACTCGTAAAAAACTAAAAGAAGTTCAGAAGATTATAGAAGAATATGTAAAACCTATTCTTTAATTTTATCCATAGCTTCTTCCAATTCTTGAATCCTCTTGAATATTTTTTCTTTAAAAACATGAGGATCCACTGTTAGCTTAACAAGTTTTGAACGATACCAGTCACCAGAAGGTATTGTATTCATTCTAAAAATAGCATCTTTGTATTGATAAAAATCATCATATAGATGAAGTTCTTTTATCTTTTTATTATTTCCATAATAATCCATATTAAAACTACACTCACTTGTTTTGTATGCCTCTTCAAAATCATTTATGATTTCTTGTTCTTTTGATTCATTAAACTTTTGTAAGTGTTTCACTATTTCTTTTTCTTTTTTCTTGCCTTAGCCGCCTTAGCTTTAGTCCATAAAGCAGCATCTGCTTTTCTAGCACCACCAGCACCAGTGATAAATGAATTTACTCTACCCATTCCCCATTGATGTTGAGCAACACCTGGTCTATGACCAGCGTTCCAAGCTTGCATACCTTTAGCAAAAACTTTTCTTAAAATACCTACTGGAATTCCCGAAGCCTTTGATTTCTTTTTAAGAGAAGCAGTAACTCCAGATTTTTTTGATTCATCAAGTTCTTCTAATTCATCAGAAGATACTCCATGTTTATTTATAGTATCAATGATTTGTTTAACAACATAAATTTCCAAATCTAACTCAATTGAAATTTGTTCATCAGTAAGACCCATATCTAAAAGTTCTCTTACATCTTCCATATCAGCATGTGTAAAATCTTCAAATGTATAAGATTCTTCATAGTAATCACCTTCTTCCTCTTCTCTTGCATGATAAGGCCCTCCTATCCAATTTTCACCACCGGTTGTTTCTCTATCTAACTCATCAATCCAATCTTCGGTTTCTAATGAGTGAAATAATTCTTCTAATTCATCATCTGTCATTGCTTCTAACTCTTCTCTTTCAAAAGTCGAAGTAGTAGTTAATGTTTCAATCATCTCTTCTCTATTAGATGGTTCTCTAAAACTTTCGTATGTTTTTAAGTATTTCATATTTTCAATTATTTTTATTTATCACCAAACATTCTTTGATAAGCTTTTGTAGCAGCTGATTTTTTTGTTTTAATTCTCTTACCACTTCTTTTATCGTAGTCTGCTTCCCAATCTTTTTTATACTCCTTTTTTCCTCTAAAAGTGTCAATTTCTTTTTTCATAGCACCCTTTTTACGAGTTAAATATTTAGCAGGTATATGTTTTCCTTTATATTTTTCACCACGAGTTTTTGCTTTTTCTAACAACTCAAAACCAACAATTTTAGAGAAATGCTCTAAAATTTTATAAATTGCGCTCATCAAATTAGTGGGTTCAATATCATAATCATATTTTAAATCATCACCAAATAATATAATCTTTTCTATTATAGACTCATAACCTGTAAATTGAGAAAATAAAAATAACTCTATCAAAAATTCTACTAATTTTGGGTGATATTCTGATAATAATCTTTTCAATGTATTTGATTTTGTAACTAAATCTTCTTCAAAAAACTTTGAAAAGAATAGTTGACATTTTTTGATACTTGATAAAACCGGTTCTAAATCTTGTTCTGATATTGATGAGTCCCATTGACCTAAATAATAACTTTCGTTTATACCCAAGACCATATAAATATCTTTCTCTATAATATCTAAACCCTCGTCTATTGATTCAACATCCTTTGTGAAATCTGTCTGATTATCAACATATTTTGCAACGAATAGAGAGTCAATATCAAACTCATACTTTATAGATAAATCATTGAACGTAAAATTAATTACCAATTCATGGTCTTCTTTATTTTGCCACTCATACATTATATTTTGAGTATTGACTGATACATTATCAATAAGGTCTTTTAATTCGGACATTTTTGCATCAATTAAATTATCAGAATTTTCTATAAATTCTCTTATAAACTCGTTAAACTTTTTTATCATCAATTATATATTAATTTCTAAGTAGAATATATATTAACTTTTAATAAACAAAATAAACATTTTGAATATACCATGTAAATAACTAAGTGCATGTCTCATAAAATTAAGTTTAACATCAAAAAAGAAAGTTTTTCAGATTTTATAGAAAAATTGTCAGATCTAACACATATAGACGATACTATAAAACTCAAAATTGATAATGAACACATACTAATGTATTCTGTTCTTGGTGGTAATGTTATGCTTGCTTTCAAAAACTACCTAATAAAAACAAAAGAAATTTTAGAAAGCAAAGAAGAAATAGAATATGACTATGATATAATTTTAGCTAATTCAAAAAAATTAGTAAAAAATCTCAATTTCATTAAAGACTCTGAAAAAATAACAATCGAATTTAATTGTAAACAATCACCAGATGATGAGTCAGTAATGAATGCTAGATCTATACAAGTAGTTGGTGGCAAACTAAAGGTAAATTGGCTAGCTGGTGAAAGATATGAAATGAAAGACATAAATAAAAAGGTTCTAAACCAAAGGCTTGATTTAAAAAATAGAAAATGGTGTTTTGCATTGACTAATCAAGAATTTACTGACGTAAAAAAATTATCATCTATAAATTCTGATAAAATTATTAACATAAATGTAAATTCTGGAAATGTTGTTTTATCTGAAAATGCCGCCTGGGAATTAGAAATTGGTAACATAGAAGATAGAAACGCTAGTTTAATTCTTAACAAAAGATTTTTAAATTGTATAAACGCCGAAAGAGAAACAATTGAGTTTAGTATGTTTGATACATTCATTTTAATAAAAGACGAAGAAACAAATTTGATGCTATCATATGAACAAGATTTTTCTGACGATGATGTATAATAATTAATAATAAAATGTTTACTAGAGAAAGTGTAAAATTAATAAAGCTAAAGAGAAGATTAATCTTTTCTTATTTCATAATATTGATATTATCAGTTTGGATTAAAAACAAATTTGATGATTTAAAATTTCAAGAAGATGAAAATTCAATATTAATGATGGATTTATTAGAAAAAGATAAAGAAATTAAGAAATTAAAAAATGAACTAACCAATTGCGATAGTGCTAAAATTCTTGTTCATAAACCCCAAATAAAGAAAAAAATAATAAATAAAGAAAAAGTTGAAAATTTAGAACAAAAAGTTGATTCATCAAAATCAATTCAAATTGAAATAGAATCAAAGGATACTCTAAAAATTAATAACTAGATGAGAAAAAGACCAGAAATAAAAAGAAAACACAAAATTAACGAAGAGATAAAATCTTTTGAAGTAAGAATTGTTGGTGATGGTGAACCAAAAGTTATCAAAACAAGTTTAGCAATCAAAATTGCTCAAGACCAAGAAAAAGATTTAATTCTAATTAATGAAAGTCAAAATCCACCAATAGTAAGAATTGAAGATTATAATAGATTTCTATATCATCAAGAAAAAATTGAGAAAGAAAAGAAGAAAAATTCTAATCAATCTCAATTAAAGGAAATACAACTTTCTACAGAAATATCCGACCATGATTTACAAATTAAAGCTAAGAAAGCAAATGAATTTTTAAAAGATGGAGATAAAGTTAAATGTGTAATACTTTTAAAAGGTCGACAAAAAGCAAATCCTGAAAGAGGACAAATCACTATGTTAAAATTTGCATCATTAGTTGAAGAGTTAGGTGTTCCTGAAAGTCTACCAAAGCTTGAATCGTCTAAGTGGCTAATGATGGTAAAACCAAAAAAGAAATAAACTTTTAATTTATAGTTCATAAAATATCTATGACTAAAGAAGAAAAGATTAAAAAAATAGACCTTCTAAAAAAGAAAGCCTCTGACTTAAAAAAGGAAGTAGACTATTATAACGCATTACAACTTGCCCTAAAATTGGTATTGAACGGTAGTTATGGCGCATTTGCTACTTCTTATTTCATACTCTATAACAATCACGTAGCAGGAACAATTACAGCACAAGGTCGAGACTTGACCAGAACAATGGATAAAGTCAACGAAGAATATTGGTACAAACAATGGCATAATGACCATGAACTACATTTTAAACTAGGAATAAAAAATGTAACACCCCTAACTAAGGATGAACATGTATCAATTTATGCAGATACCGACTCTTTATTTGTTACTTTCAAACCAGCTATTGACCATTGTGATTGGAAAAATATAATTTTTGACAATTTAGATGCCATAGAGAAAAAATTTATTATTTATACACCAGAAGAGGATTTTATTTGCAAAAATAAAAATTGCATTGGTGTTACAAATAAAATTGAGGAGTTACAAAATTTTCTTAAAGAAGATTACGAACTAATTATCTTTGATGGTCATTTCATAAAAGACAGAAAGATAAACTCTATGATAGATGAAGGTGTCTTCACATCAGAAATAAGATGGAATTGGTCAAATGAAACTGATTTTATACAAGGATTAGACCACTTCAGATACGCTGGATATTTTAAAAAGTGTTTAGAAGAATATGCTGAGTCTTTTGGTGTCGAAAATAAAGAAGATTTTGAACTCGAAAGAATTTCAGAGTCAATAATAAACATAGCAAAAAAGAAATATATACAACACATTCTTTTTGAGGACGGAATTCCCTATGAAAGACTAAACTATATTTATCCAAAGGGAGTAGAACTAGTAAGATCCTCTACACCTGCCTTTGCAAGAGAAAAAATTGTAAACATAGTAAAGTATCTTTTCTCTCATCCAGACACTTTTAATATAAAAGATTTATTAAAATTGGTGAAACAACTGAGAAAAGAATTTGAATTAGCGGATATTGATGATATAGCAATGCAATCTTCTTGCTCTAATTATGACATAAAAGTATTAAATGATAAAACACTTCCGTTACAATTTGTATCAGGTGCTCACTTTGCAGTAAAATCAGCAGCTCACTATAACTATCTTTTATCTAAAGATAAAAATATGCAGCAAAAGTATGAATTTATTAAATCAGGAACTAAAATTAAATACTATGTCTGTAAAGACAAATCTATCACCGATATGTTTGCTTATATTAGAGGTTCTTTTCCAATGGAGTTTGCGCCACAGATAGACTTCGATGAGCAATTTGAAAAATCAATTCTTTCACCAATTAATTCAATTATTGAACCATTAGGAATGCCTGAAATTACTAAAAGACTTTCAGTAGTTATGGATATTTTCTCAGGATTCGGAAAAGGCTTTTAAAATACTTTATGATAAACTAAATTAGATTTAGGAAAACTCAAGTATTCCGGAGTTACTTGATGATTATATGTTCTATATATGTAACATTCATTATCGTTTATAGCCACAAAAAAGTTAGTGACAAGTGGTTTTAAATGACCTCTACATCTTGCAAAATCTCTAAATTTACCAGTAGTTAAATTATCAAGAGGTTTTACTTGAGCAGATTTAACACCACCATTTATTTCCCAAAAGATATCGTAACCTTCCTCGTCTCTTTTTCTACTAGGACTAAATGGTTCTATTAAAATACCTTTTGAGTCGTAGTATTCAATTAAAACATCTTTTGCTTTTTGCTCTAATCCTCTACCTCTATTGTAAGAGTTTGTCAGAATGTTTATAACATTTTTGAAATATTGACCATTCGGATGATATAACTCAAATTCATTATTTGAAATCCAAGTAGTTAAATCATCTATTGTTTTAGTTGGTGATATATTATTGACATAATCTATTAATAATCTGTTATTTTTTGACAATCTAAGAATTTCAGCCACTATTTTCATACCATGAGCCTTTACCCAATACCTATTTATATAACCCCAAATATTTCTACAAGATTTTATAAGAGCTGTTCCTATCTTATCTTTATCGTCCTCTGTTAGAGCATTTGTTAGAGACTCATTAAAATTGAGCCAATTCTTAATATTTTCCATTTGAGGTATATATTAAAGTAGGATATATAATTTATGAAAAATGAAGAATTATATCAGGAGTACCTTACTTATTTAGATTGGAGATTAAGTGAGAAAAAAATTAATAAAGGAAAATACTCACTATTAAAAATGAGCAGATCGGCTTTTGAAGATTTCAAAGTTAGAATAGAAAATGATGAAACTTTTAATGATGTGATAATAGAACTTATGAAAACTGAAATTAGAGATAAAAAAATAGATGACATTTTCGATGACTTTGATTGAAAAAATTATGGTTAATAAAAGTTCAGTTTCATTCTATAATGGAATTGACTTTGACTTAATAATGAAGCATGCAAAAGACGGCACTGACGGATTCATATTTTGTTTTATAAAAAATTGGGCAGATGAGGTAAAATCATGGGAAAGAAATTGTAAAATAAATTCAGTACTGACTAATGAGTTTATCAAAAAATTTAAAAGTAAAGATATTGAGAATGACTTTGTATCAATTTATCAATTAGATGGTATTGAAATTAAAGTTTTATTAGAAATAATAAAAGAAAAAATAGTTAATAAAAACTTATTAAATCAAACATATATACACGATGGTGATTTAGACAAAGGGGCCTGGAAGATAGTAAAAACAAGGCTTTCAAACTAAATATATATCATAATGAAAAGCACATCACATACTATGAAACATTTGATGAGATATGAGGGTTACACATCTAAAGAAAGAGTAGATGATATTTTAGATAAGATTTCTAAGTATGGTATAAAATCGCTTACTCCTATGGAAAAGGAATTTTTAGACTCACATAAATCAGGAGAAGAAGAAAAATATCATGACAAATTAGCTAAATCTGAAACAGAAACAACATTCGAGGATGATAATGGCTATTTCAAATTTGAATTTGATTCATGTGAAGATTATGGTGATGAGACTCACTATTTAGGAACTCTTTATGTTCCTGATTTGAAATGGCCAAATGGCAAAAAAATTGAAGGCAGACTAGAAGGAAGATTAATTGTTTTTTCAAATGGGCAAGTATCTCCAGATTTTTACTCCATACAAAAAGATCCTAAATCAGGTGATCACTATGATGTATTTGAGTTTTGTAACGGATTAGAATATGAACTTGACTCATTTTTAGACTATGTAGCCTCTGAATTAGAACAAAAAGATTAATTTCAAAATTTTATATATACAAAAAAAATAAGAATTAAAATGATTAAAAGATATAATCAATTTGTAAAAGGTAAAGTAAATGAAGACTATGAAATGGAAGCAGAATTAGAGGCTCCTGTAAAAAATTTACCTTCTTTAGGTGGAAGACCACCTGTTAATCCACCGGTTGAAATGGAATCTGAATTCGAAGGTGAGGAAGAGGAAGTAGCAACTGATAAATATGAGTTAGCATTACAGAAATTAGCCGATGCTGCTGGTGTTGAGTTTACACCTGGTCAAAAATCAGTTGTAATTGATGGAAAAGAAATTACCTATCCTGCTGAAACCGAAAAATATCATATAAAGGGTGTGAAAAAATCATTTACGACCGTTGAAGACGTTTTAGCAAATTTAGGAGGTCAATCAAACACTCCAACTGAAAGGTCAGAGGAAGCAAAAGATGAGTTATCCTCTATAAAAGATGAAGAAGTTTTAGATTCATCAGAACAATTTGAATCAAAAAGTTATAAATTTAAAAGATTCAAAAAATGAAATTAATAATTTTACTAGTCATTTCTATTATGTTGTTTTCTTGTAAAACATCAAAAAATAGTAATTGTGATGCTTACTCACAAAAAGAAATAAAAAAAGACCATCAAATTTGATGGTCTTTTTTATTTTACTATTCAGCTTGTTTTTCTTTTTGAATTTTGTTAATTATATACCCCGAAACTGCAAATTCAGCCGCTGCCCAAAGTAAAAATTCACCCATAGTCAATGTTGAATGTTTTTCTAAAAGGAAGAAAATCATACCCCACTGAGCTATTATGAAAGCTAAACCTGATTCAATTCTTTTCTTAGAAAAATAAGAATCTTTTGATGAATAAATGTTAATCAATTCTTTGATACCCCATTTAATATTTGACCACCCAAAAAACATTTTTTTATCTGTTTTTGTGACCGGTGTTGTTTTTTTTTCGTTTGCCATAGTGATTAATTTTCTTTTATATATTTTTTAGGAGAAACGGATTTTGGCAATATATATCTAAATGAATATTTTTAAAGTAATTAAATTTTTGATTTCTTCAAAACATTCTCATTTTTTATCAGTTGATAAAAAAACATATAAAAAATGGAAATGGCTTATAATAGCAGCGGTCAAAATAAACAAAGAATATAAATCAGTAGAGATTTTTAGAAAAAAGTTCAAAGTATTAGAAGACTTTGTTGTTGTTGGATTGAAATATAATGGTAAAAATGTAAGGAGGAGAACTTCTGGTTTCGCAAAAGAATTTATAGAACAAAACGATGACGCTAAATGTCTTTATTGTGATAAAATACTTACTTCTGAAAACGCCACGGCCGACCATATAATTCCAATATCAGAGGGTGGCAATAACTGCCAAGTAAATTTAGTAGTTTGTTGTAAGGATTGTAATGTAGAAAGAGGCAATTTAGATTTCAAATTTTATCTATCAAAGAAGAATGTTAAAAAAATTAAACATTTTATTTAATTCTACCGACTTTCACATCAATTTCTTTTGAAACCTTTTCATTTATAGTAGAAACTCGCTTAGATGATTTTACCATGAACTTTTCATGCCATGGTATGAAAACATTACCCTCGGCAATTATTTCAAGTTTGATATCACCAGTCAAATTCTCACTAAGTATATCTAATTTTTTTATAGGAATATTACATTTTCCATTTTCAATAACTCCATTGAAAACTAAGTTCCAATCTTCTGACTCTACAACCAATCTTGCCTTTGCCTTCTCTGGATTAGTACCCTCAATAAAAATATCACAACTGAAATTTTCATTAACGTCTCTATAAAGATTGTAATACTCATCATTATCTTCAATGACATTACTCATGTTAGATAAATCTTCTTTAGTCAGGCCGAAGTCATTTAATAAATAATCAACTCGGTCTTTAGTAAGTAAACTCTGTTCAAAATATTCGTTTGAATCATCTAAATTCAGTTCATTTGAATTTTTATTAACAAAATCATCAAAGCTAAATACATCTTTCTGCATATTGTATATATAAATTTATAATTTGACTTTTATTTTTATTTCGTTTTCTTTTCTTATAAAATCATTAACGACAACTCTTATATTATTTTTATTCTCTAAAATTTTTGTATAGTCAACTCCTTTAATTTTACATAAAACTTTTATAAATTCTTCAGTTTGTTCAACACCAACTTGATCTTTCATCTGTCTCCAAGGATTACCTTCAATATAAAGCTTTTCTATCTCACCTCTTTGTAACGCACCACCAGAACCACCACCTCTTTTTCTTTCAATTTCTAATAAAATAAATATATCTTCCCAATGCAATTCAATAGATTCCCAGTGTAATGTTAATTCTTGCCAATCTAAAAATTTTTTACCTAAGGATATCTCTTCATCAGTCCAATCTATAAAAGAATCAAGTAAAGAGGAGTATTTTAAAGACATAATCTTTTATTTTTATATATTAAAATCAGGTTGACTAAATTTATATATAAGATATGATTTACGATTTGACCGGCTCAACTGTCTCAACCACCTATGGTAGGTTAGTTCAAGTAATACACGGTACACCAGAAACATATTATGATGGATTTGGCAACTTATTAGACTTAGGACCAGGAACTTATTCAATTGGACCAGTTGGTCCAACTGGTCCTACAGGCTCAAACGGTACATCAGTATATTGGGCTGGTAGTTGGGATGATATGATGTTATATAATTTTTATGATATAGTTTCATATAATGGCAACACATATCTCTGTATAAACTCTCTTACACCCGGTACAATGTATGATTCACCAGATTTAGACCCAACAAATTGGATTTTAATGGCGGAAGGAATAATAGGACCAACTGGTCCACAAGGCGTTACTGGTAGTTCTGGATTTCATTCAGTGACTGGAGTGACAGCAGCATCTTACAGTATAACTTTAAATGATAACCCAACTCAATATTTCGGAATATCTCATTCTTCAACATCAGCCAATATAACTATACCTAATTACACTTCCGATGGAAAGGTTGTAATTGTTAAAGATGAGTCAGGAAATGCTTCAATTTTTCCAATAACAGTAAATGCATCAAAGATTGACCAATCAAATCAAGCTATAATTGCTTTAGATAATGGTTCAATCACTATGATGTGGAGAGTTAATACTTGGTGGATAATATAAAAATAATAAATAGATTATGTCATACTTATTTAGTAATACCTTTATTCCAAAAAACACAGACGCATTTGGAAGAACAAGAGTCTCTGAACCTTTTACATTATTTGATTCAAATCATAGATATGCAGATAACCAATTATGGTCATCGACTACGGCAACAGGAGGAACAGCTACATTTAATTCCGCACAAGGACTAGTTGACTTAGCCGTAACCGCAGCATCAGGTTCTGAGGTTCTAAGAGAGACAACAAAAGTGTTTGCTTATCAGCCTGGTAAGAGTTTACTAGTATTAAACACGTTTGTAATGGAACCTGCTAAAACTAACCTCAGACAAAGGGTTGGTTATTATGGATTATCTAACGGTTACTATTTAGAACAAGATAATACCACGGTAAGTTTTGTAGAGAGAAGCTTTGTTACAGGAGTAGTTGTAAATACTCCGGTTGTTCAGGCAAATTGGAATATCGACCCAATGAATGGTTCTGGACCTAGCGGAATCACACTTGATTTAACAAAGGCTCAGATTCTTTTTATGGATTTAGAGTGGCTAGGAGTAGGAACAGTACGAATCGGTTTTGTAATAAATGGAGAATTTTACATTTGTCATAAGTTCCACCATGCTAACTTAATTACTTCTACTTATATTACAACAGCATCTTTACCATTAAGATATGAGATAACAAACACAGGCGCTACAAGTGGGATAAGCACACTCAAGCAAATTTGCTCTACGGTTATATCTGAAGGTGGTTATACTCTTAGTGGACTACAGCAAGCAATCGGTATTCCTTTAACTGCTCCAAGAAACTTACCAATTGCTGGAACATTTTATCCCATAGTAAGCATACGCCTTAAGGCATCTCCTGATCGTTTAGATGGTTTGATAATATGCACCGCAATTTCTGCAATGGCTACTACTACAGGACATTACAACTGGCAACTAATTGCAAGCGGAACTACAACAGGTGGAACCTGGTTAAGCGCAGGAACAAACTCCTCTACAGAATATAATATCACAGGAACGAGTTTTACGGGAGGTAGAATACTTGCAAGTGGATTTTTTAGTGTGTCAAACCAAGGATCAACTCAAGTTGATATTCTTAAAGAGGCACTATTTAAGACACAGCTTGAAAGAAACGGACTGACATCGACTCCATTTGAACTTACTATTGTAGTTGCTTCTGACGCTGGAGGCGGAGGAGGAAATGTTCTTGCATCAATGGATTGGGAGGAAATAACTAGATAATTAAAGATATTTCAGACCATCAAATTTTTTGTTGTAATCAGTCTCCTCGGTATTTTTTTTCTTTTTTCTAAACTTTGGAATCCATTTGATATCTAAAATATCTTTTGAAAAGAATTTTTCAAGTTCTAATTTTTTATACGGATTATCGACTAAAGTAGATAATTTATTTATGTCTTTTACCTTTGAGATTCTATGAAGTAATGAAAATGGATCTTGAGAGTTTTTTTTATCTACTATATCTTCAAATAATTTTTTCCATAGAAAAACAGGATATCCTTCTTTTATCTTTTCTTCAGATTTTTTATAACCAGCTTCATCGTTATCAAAAAAATATTGAATATCTAAATCATTATTTTCTAAAAATCTATAATCAGTATTAACTCCAACAAGGCCTATTGAATTTGGAAAAAATAATGAATCTAAATAACCTTCAAAGACGGTAATAGTTTTAGAAAAATCTACGTTTAAAATATTAAAGTAATAAGAAAGTTTATTGTAAACTACTAATTGATTTATATCCATTTCTACATCATTATCTTTTCCGATGTTTATCCACTCTAAAAGGTTTTCATAATTATAAATCTTAAACATTCTACGTTTACCCTCTTTCAAATTTCTTATTTGAAGACCTAAAACTTTAGTATCTCTTCTATTTAACATCACAATTATCCACTCAGCCTCATCTTCATTCTTCCAATATTTAGCTTGATAAATATTTTTATGAAATTCAACAGGAATTCCTCGACCTAGAAGATATTTGTAAACACCACCGTTTACTTGTATTGGTTTAAAATCCGATATCGGAGTTAAATCTTGTGAAAAAACTCTTTCTAATTCTGATAAGTCTATAAGATCATCAAATTTAGCATCAACAAAATCACCCTCATAATCAGAATACGTCATAACACTATTCAAGTGTTCAATCATTTCTAATTTTTTATCAGGGTCTATTTGTTCGTTAAAATCCTTACATATTCTATCAATTGTAGTTTTTTTATCACAATTAAAACAAATATAAATAAGTCGATTTAAGTAAAGATTTCCTCTTTTTGCATGTTTGTTTTTATGACTATCACCACAATAAGGACAAGCAACATTGAATCTATCATTATAGTCCATAATTTTTCTTTTATGACTATCTGAAAATTCTTTGTTTAAAATCTTTTGTAAAATGTCTTTTATATAAATCTTATCCATTACATGATATATTGTCAAAACTATTAGGAGTTTTAATATAAAATAACTATATTTGTTTATTATGACACTAAAAGAACTATACGAATCAAACGTTGATGTAAAAGAATCTCAAATCCCAGAAGAATGGAAAGAAAGTTTCAATAAATTTATCTTTGGTTCTACCTGTCTTGCTGAGACAAATGAAGATGGTACTATAAAAGAATTTATTTACTATGCTTGTGATTTTAGATCATGGTATTTCCAAAATAAAGAAGCGATTGAAAGAGATATCAAAATAGACCAAATAACTAACAAATAAAAAAGTCCTCTTATTTAGAGGACTTTCTTTTTTTATCTTTTAAAATTTCTTTTGAATTTTTAGCTAAATATTGTACTTGTTTTCTGAATTGATTATAAAAATCATCCTGCCTATTTAAACCACCACTTGGATTTAATCTATTAGTCATATTTCCAAATTGAGTACAAGTAAGTACTGAACTTTCTAGTCCAGGTGTTTGATGTGATGTCTCAGTTAAACCCATCATCGTTACTTTTTTAGTAATATTTTCAGGGTCTTTAGTACCCTTAACAACAAACTTTATTATGTTCGGGAATTCTTCATGATTCAATTTATCAGCTAACTCCTCAATATGCGCAACATTACCTAAATCATCATCAGAAAAACCTATCATGGCCTTCATGCCTAATTGACCAGCAAATCTATCAACTTTTGACTTAAACAAAAGTAAGGCTTCTTCTTTAGCCTTTTCAGGATTATCTGGTGTACCACCTCTTGATGGTGCCGAAACTCCGATAAAATCACAATTGTCTAAATACAATTTTATCAATTCATTCTGTGATGGAACCCCTTTAAGAATTCTTTCTCTGTCAGTAGAAATATCATAGAAGTAGGAAAATTTAAGTAAGTTATTATACATACTAAAAAGTTGTTCTTCCGAAAGAACATTATCAATAATCCATTCTGTGCCTATTCTCATAGTTTCGGGCTCATGACCACGAGCTGTAATAATCGCAAAAAGAGAACCGTTTGATAAACACTCTATAAAATCATCCCAAGCAGGAGCAAATCTATTAGCAGAAATTGCTTTTTTTACATCCTCTAAAAAGACTTGACCACCCAAAGGTCCTGTATCTCTGAAGTTAGCAAATGCTTCATCAGCACTTTGATTCAAATATCGGTAATTTTCTTTATCATTTCTTACCTCAGCAAACTCTGCAGTTGATACATCTGTTGGTATCCATTGTTCTCCAACTTTTTTCTCAAGTCTAATCATAGTTGGCATTCTTAGAATATTATCATCCCAATCAAATGCGTAATATAATAAAATATTAGAATCGCTATTTTCCGATATAAACTGATTAAATCTTGATATCATAAATTTATTTCTTTGATTTCTTATTGATAAAAGATTGAAAAGATTCAAGTGCAGCAGGTTCTCTAACTTCTTCTTCACCTTCTTCCATTTCTTCTTCACCTTCTTCCATTTCTTCTTCAAAGTCATCACCTTCTTCTGACTCATCATCAAAGTCTTCTTCTTCATCTTGACCAAATTCGTCAAAATCTTGAACTTCTTCAGCATCATCGTCTTCATCTTGACCTTGACCTTCTTCAACTTCAATAGAGAATTCTTCAACTACTTCGTCATCTTTCTCAGCTTTAACAGAAATGACACCGTTTGCGAATTCAATTTCTATTTCATATCCTTCTATTTCAACTTTAGTTTTCATAAATTAATAATTTTTTTTATTATATATTAAAAACTAAAATTCACTTTTAAAACTATTTTCTAAATTCAAATAAAATAAAAAACTATAATAATTTATGCAAAAAGACTTTGAAAAATATTTAATCAGTAAAAATATATCTAGTGTTTATTCCAATGATTATTTCAAAAAAATTCAAAAAAATAGTTCACATTTCTTAGATACTAATGGTCTACCTTTTGATATTTTTTCCAAACTATTAGAAGACAGAATAATTTTCCTATCAACCGATATTGATGATTACATATGTAACTTAATAAAAGCTCAGCTTTTATATTTAGAAATGGAAAGCGATGACGATATTTCTATCTATATTGATAGTGGAGGAGGTTCTGTTTATTCCGGACTTGGTTTATTAGACGTTATGGATTTTGTTAAGCCTGATATTGCAACAGTCAATACAGGATTAGCAGCTTCAATGGCCGCTGTAATTTTATGTTCTGGTACAAAAGGAAAAAGAAAAGCACTAAAACGTAGTAGAACAATGATACATCAACCATTAACATATGGTGGTTGGATGCAACAAGCTTCGGATGTAGAAATTGAAGCAAAGGAAATGAATACTTTGAAAAAAGAATTATATGAAATCATATCTGATAGAACAGGACAAACTTATGACAGAGTTTATAAAGATGGTGACAGAGATTACTGGATGTCTGCAATTGATGCAAAAAAATACGGTATGATTGATGAAATTGTAGTTAAAAGAAAATAAAAAAAACCCACTTTGAAAGTGGGTTTTTTTTATTCTCCTTTCTTCTTAGAAGGCTTTTTAGCTTTAGGCTTTGACTCACCTTCAACTTTCTTTTGTGATTTAGGTTTCACTTCAGTAGTTTCTGGTTTTGTTTTTTTCACCTTAGCCTTGATTTCTTTAGCAGTTACTTTTTCTTCAACTTTTGGAGCCTCAACTTTTTCAACTTTTGGAGCCTCAACTTTAGCAACTACCTCAACTTCTTTAGTGACAACAACTTCTTCCTTCTTCCCACTAAACAAATTTTTAAAAAACGATACTATACTCATGACTATAATTATTTTTTATTATATATCATAAACAAAACACTCCCTATTTAAAAAACCACAAAAAAATTAAGGTTTAAACAAAAATCCTTATTTTATATATAATCATGAGATGAAGTTTAGATATGATAAACAGTCGGAAGAGCTTGTGGTTACAGAGGCAACCAGAACAGAATATCACCAGTTAGATTTGTGGCTGACTAGACATGTTAAGGGCTATAGATTTATGCCCGCATTTAAAATGGGTGTTTGGAATGGACAACAAACTTATTTCAAAAATGGAAAAATTAATTTAGGTCTTTGGAAAGAAGCACTAAAAGGCTGTCAAGAAATAGGCTCACCTTTTTTTATGGAAAACAAAATTGATTTTCCAATAAACAGAGATGTAACTTTAGAAAAGGTGCAAGAGTTCTGTAAAGAGTTTTTTAAATTTCATAAAGTAAGAACTAAATCCGGAGAATGGATTCAATTTATGCCTTATGATCATCAGATTGAATCGGCATATAAAATCCTAAAAAATAGATACTGCATGGCAGAAGTTGCCACATCAGGTGGTAAATCTTTAATCATATCAATTGTTATGTTCTATACTCTAAAACACATACAACCAGATGCAAAAATTTTAATTATCGTTCCATCAATAACTCTCGTAACACAATTCTACGACAATATAATTGAATATAATTGGGGTATAAACACCTTAACTGAAATGAGAGAAAAAAAAATTGATTCAGTATTAAATCCAGATGCAAAATATTCACCATGTGATGTTAGAGTAGAAGAAATTATGTCCGAAAGACCAAGAAAACATTCAGGTACTCAAGACGCTAATATTTACATCGGAACTTACCAATCTCTTGAAAAATGGCCAAAAGAATTTTTTCAACAATTTCACACGGTTGTAACCGACGAGGCACACGGTGCAAAAGCAAAAACAATTACAACAATTTTACAAAAAACTTTTAAACATGCTTATTGTAGATTCGGTGTGTCAGGTACCTTTCCAGATGATGATAGTTGTGAGATTCTTACTATACAATCTGTCTTAGGTCCAAAAATTACCGAGGTTTCAGCAAATGAATTAAAAGAAAAAGGTATCATAACGCCTATGGATATAAAAGTTGTTTTGATGAACCACGATGATATTGATTTTGATTCAAGAATTAAGGAGATAAGAAAGGGTGGTTATGGAAAAGAAGCGTTTGAAATAGAAAAGGACTACATTCACATTTCCGACAAAAGACTTGAATTTATAAAAAAAATAGTTGAGAAATGCGATACAAATACTCTACTACTTTTTCACACTATAGACTATGGTCAAACTATCTTTAATAAACTTTCTAAAGAAATAAAAGATAAAGACTTTTTTTATATAGATGGTGAAATTTCCGGAAAAAAGAGAGAAGAAATAAAAAAACAAATGGATTCAACTGAAGGAAATGTAAAAGTTTTAGTTGCATCATATGGTACGTTATCTACAGGAGTCTCAATTAACGCTATTTTTAATGTAATATTTGCAGATTCTTTCAAATCCGAACAAATAATTATACAATCTATAGGTAGGGCACTTAGATTACATTCGGATAAAAAGAAAGCTAATATTTTTGACTTAGTAGATGTATATAATTCGGAAAATTTTAATAATATATTATTTAGACACTTTAAAGAAAGAGAAAAGTTTTATATAAAAAGAAGCTATCCATATAAAATCATAAAGATAAATTTGTAGCGGGTAGTTTGACTATCAGAATATATAGTTTATGGCTATAGAAGTTGCTAGTACGAATATAATACTTGATAAAAGTGGACCAAAAGATGGTGATTATAATCCACAAAGTAAAACTTGGGCCGAAAAAGTAATCGGTACCTGGAAATCTGAAATTCTACCAAACACTGGAAATTCGAGAATAACTGTTCAAGTATCAGGTAATTATGATACAAAAGGCTGGCCTTATGGTGGTGGAGGCGACGCTTTACACTCTTTTGAAAACAGAAAAAAAGACAAAACCGGGGGTAGAATGAATACAAACGTTAATAACGTTTTGAAAGCCATTTACAACGAACGCAAAATTAATCCCAAAATAAAATCAATATCTGTTGAAATGACTGGCTCAGTAGTGAGTTGGAAAGTCACAATAGAAGAAAGCGATGATGGTAAAGCATGGGTTGGATTAACAAGTAGAGGAGGTGCTGGTGGCGGCGCATCGAAAGGTGGAAGACCTGATATTGAGACCCAATTGAGTAAAAAGAAAAAAGGTCTACCAGGTGAAATAGGTGAAAGTAGTATAGACTTCAATGAAGTTTTAAATTATATAAATACACAACAAGATATTAGACAAGTGTTTATTCAATATACTAGTCCAACAAAATATCCTCCATTACCTTCTAACGCTGCTACAAACGCACCATCAGATGGTTTGGTTGGACCACAATCTGCAAATCCTGCAAATGCAAATCAACCACAAGCAAACCCGACACTGCCATATTTAATAAAGAGTAAAATAAGTCTTAAAAAAATTAGTGGACCAGGTGAAATAGTTGGCGTCGTTGAAGTTGATGCTATAGATGGTAGAGCTGATTTCTCAGGTATTCAATTTACTGATCCAGGTAACTATATCATTCAAGTTCTACCATCAAACTCTCAACAACTAATTGGAACGACTTTTTCAGTGACAGTGAGTGGTGAGCCAATTGAAGAACAACCACAGACAGGAGAGGACAAACCAATTACAGGTAACAGACCAATAATAGCACAAATAGATGAGCCTCGTGTAAAACTTAAACCAATGGTACATCCAGCTAGTGATAACAACATAGATAACGCAAGTATAGCAACGTCTACCGGTGCAATTCCCTTTGTTTATTATGACGGAACTCAGATAAACCCAGTAGATATTGATAATCTTGAGCTTTATTATGAGGATTGTGTTCCAAAAATAAGAATGACTATAAACGATACAACAGGTAGATTAAGAATAGCCGAGTCAAATCCTATAAGAGACCCCAAAATACAAATATTTATGAATCCGGGTTCAAGTGTTTTAAAATTCATACACCTGCAATTTATAATAACTTCAAACTCTGAGAGAAAAAATGGTTTATTGACAATTTTTGGCACACTAGATATAAAAGGATTTTATAAAAAGAGTACTAAATCATATAAATCAACTTCTTTCAATGCACTAAGAGAATTTGCAAAAGATATGGATTTAGGCTTTAATTCAAACATAACTGATACTGATGATGAGCAAGTCTGGTCGAGAAAAAATGGCACAGGTTCGGATTTTATAAAAGAGGTCTTTCAACATGCTTATATAAATGACGATACTTTTGTAATGGCATACATTGATTATTACTACTGCCTAACATATGTAGATGTTCAAAAAGAATTAGAAAGAGATATTACTTCGGATGTTGGTTTATTAAGTAATGGTGTCACATTAGCAACAGACACACCAGAGGAAAAGAAAATAGTACCAATGATTATAAGTAATGAATATAAGGCACATGGTGGTCCTTTCACGTTTATGAGCCCTGCTAAAGTGACAAACAACACAGAACAAATTAATAGACAATATGGTACACAGACAGAAAGTAAATCATATGATAGATTAGGAAAGAAATTTTTAGTGTTTGTTGTTGATGCTTTGACTGGTGATAGAACTAAGAACGTTGAAACAAGAACAGAAGATGACATGAAGACCAATACTCTACCAAGTTTTGGCGGTAAAGTTGACTATGATAGCGTTCATAAAAACTACGCAATTGCATATGATATGCAGGTGCGAAACTTCTTAATGTTATCAAATAACACGGCTGAATGTTACTTCCCAACTCCAAATTTCAACATATATCGATATCAAAAAATTAAAGCCATATTTGTAAATCCAAGAACAACAGCTACTGATCCAGAAGTAATAAATGTAAGACAAACAGGTGAGTGGACCGTTTTAGAAATTTCATTTATATTTAAAAAGGGAACACTCTCTCAAAAGGTAATATTAGGTAGAAGAGAGTTAAGTAAAACAGCCGAGGAGATTAATAGGGAAGTTGTGGAACCAGATAAAAAAGACAATGCAGAAATTAATGAGAATCCTGATACTGAAAACAAAATTGTACCAAATAGTACTTATACCGTCGGTCAACGGGTTTTAGTAGAACAAAACGGAAAACAATATATCATAGAAGTAACATCTGTCTTAGACAACGGTGTTGATATAGAGGGTACAATAACTGATTTTAATATTGTATCTGAAAAGACTTCAGAATCTATGCAAGCGGATACACCAGTTGGTGAACAAAAACCAAGTGAAAAAGGCGAAGTTACTTTAGAACAGGCTAATAGTAGGTCTAAAAATTCTTATAACTATAGTTATTTAGAAAAAGAAATGCAACTAGGTCTTTTTAAACAAATAACTATAAAAGATAAAGATAGTAAGATTATTATGACAGTTGATAATATTTCTGAACCAATGATATCTCAATCAAATTTAATCTGGTTAGCAGTTGAAAAATCAGGTGACCAACTGAGAGATCCATCAGAAACACCTACACCAACTCAAACACCAGCAGGTCAAGAATATATAATAGGTATGAAAGATCCTAAAACTGATAATGATAAAAAGATTACCGGTAAAATAGTAATAGAATCAGGAGGTAGTGACAGAATAGCAAAAGCCGAAATCGGAGGATTTCCAGATGGAAAAACTATAGGGCCTATTGAAGGCGGAAGAACAAAAGTCGGATTACCAGTTGACGGGGTTATTGGTGAAAGTTTAATTAGACTACAAGATTTGATAATTCAACAATATAATACTAACATAACCTTAGAAGTTAAAAATTAAAAATTATGGCACAACTAACTCAAAAAGTACTAGACTATTTTACATACGCATATGATTCGAAAGGTCAAAAAATGGGTAATACTGGATTCAAAGCCGAAGATCTTTTAACAGCGGTAAGAATTAGAAGCTCTAAATTAAAACCAAAATATCAAGGAGGACTTGATAAAGTTATATTCTTAGCTAAGAATGATAAAAAAACACTTCAATATGTTATTAAATCACAAATTATTCTTGATGATGGTAGTTACACCGTTATTATGTCAGCATATTCACCTTCCGGGTCAACACTTGTTGGGCAAAATGGAGTCACTTGGGGTAAAGATGGTGTAAAAGAAATAATAGAAAGTGAAGAAAAACAACTTGAGGTGATTAATAACCTGCTAAAATATAATGAGTTTCAAATACAAGCAAAATATAAAGATGATTTTATTGAAGATGGTCCGTGGACTATAATACAAAATCCTTGGAATCCTGATGTAATACCACCTCAAGCCTTAGAAACTAAACCATCACCACCATTCAAACCAGAAGAAACTTTTATACCTTGCACATCAAATGGATTTATAAGCGAAAATGCTTACACAAAAAGTTATAAATTTATAATAAAAGAACCACCAACATATCCAGAAGAAAGTAATGTTTACGCAGTGGTCTGGGTAATGAGTTTGGAAGAATTTTCTAAAGTAAATCAAAAAGATGCTGAAGTATTGGCTGGTATTAAAATTGTGAATAATACTGAAATACAGAGACCAGTAAAGGATAATTATTATCTTGTTGGTCACATATACTCTTTTCCAGAGGTGAATCCTAAAACTAAACAACCACTTTATGATCCATTTTACGAGGTTCGAGAAAGAGAAGGAAAAAAATTTATTAATTTAGATACAACAAGAGGCTTCAGATTAGAAACTCAAGAACTAAGTGAAAGTAGTACGGTGGATGACTTTATAAATTTAGAAGTTAACACTTATCTTACAAGTCTTTATAAGGATATCGTTTATGGTACTAAACAAACTACACAATGGACAGAAGCCTACGAAAAATTCAAAAATAATCAAATTACGGATGCACAACTTACAAAAGTTTATGAAAATATTCATAATCTACCGGAGTTTAAATTTAACCTAATTCAATCTGAAGTACCGGTACAAAAACAAGAAGCTACACCTGATCCAGAAACAACTCAACCAGCAATAGTAGAACCATTCAAAAGTGGAAAATATATCTTTAACGTAGGTACGGTAAGCAATAGTGGTATTTTAACAAATTCAGAGCTAGGCACATTCAGCGTAGTCAATCCATTTCTTGATGAGAATCCTTATCAATATACAGAACTCGATGAGAATATTGTTGATGATGAATATAGTGAGGTTTCAGCAACAGATTTAGACGAAGCGTCACAGGAAGTTCCTAAATACCTAATTGACGACAGAGCAGATCAACCAAGCACTTCAGAAAGTTCCGGCACAGGAACTGGCACAAATGACGGTGGAGGAGGTTCTAATGAAACAGCACCTACTGTCTCAATAGATGGTCTGTCACCATGGACAAGAAAAATTAGCAGATTGACTAAAGGAAATACTTGGCAAGACCATGCAGCAAATTACATTTCACTGAAAGAAGGATTCACATCAAAAGCATCCTGGGATGTCAATCACTACAGAATGGGATATGGTACTGAAGTTATAGTGAAAAATGGAGTAAAATACGAGGTGAAACAGGGTGATACTTGTACAAAAGAAGAAGCAGTTGTAACATTAGCGAAGTATGGTATTCCAGAATATTCTAAACAAATAGGTAAAGATATTGGTGCTAATTGGGATAAGTTAACAGGTTACCAAAAAGCAGCACTTACAAGTCTTGGTTATAATGTTGGTGCTTATTACATCACATCAAGAGGGTATGGTAAAAGAATTAAAAAAGCTATAGATAAAGGCGACTACAAAGAAGCCGCAAAAGAAATACTAAACGGACCAAGAAGTGCAGGTGGTAAGGTATTAAAAGCATTAGTGCGAAGAAGAGAAGAAGAGGCTCAATTGTTTTTACTACCAGATAGTAAATCTATTTACTAAAAAGAAAGACTTATTTTATATATAAAACAAAATATAATTTAAGTATGCCAGAAGGTTACACTTTACCAGATTCACCAGGCGGCCAGGAGACTGGACCAAAGCCAAATAGCGATAAGAGTTTTCTTAATTCTGTTGGTAATACGATATCAAACTTGAAAAATAAATTCACAGGAGTTGGTCTTGATGTATCAGGCGTAGCGCTAAATGTAACAGGTGATCCTTGGCCACAAACTCAAACAGTTTCAGACTTTAAAAACTCAGAGGTCCTTAGAGAACTCTATCCAGGTTGGAAAAGTAAAGGTTTCTTACCTCCAGTTCTTTGTGTGCCAAGATCAAAAGAATTAAAATCAGAAAGTGATAAAAGAAAAACAAAATTAGTTGTCAAGAAAAAAGACGGATATATTTATCAAGACTGGAGAGGCCAAATTATTGAAAAGAAAACGGGGTTTCCCAACGCTGCTCAAAATTTTAAAAGCAGAGACACTTCAGAGAGATTTAATTTGAGCTTAGCAGGTGACTTACCAAGAAAAAACAATCAAAACCTGATAGATAATCCGTATTCAACAAGAGATTTACTTTCAATATTTGGTGACTACTCTACCGATTATTTCAAACACGGCTTACAAATAGTAGACGGAATTGGCACATTACCACCATCTATGGAAGATTTTTATAAAGCAGGCCAAAGTGCAGATTATAGAAAAACAAACTTCAAATATACACCATTTGAAAATTCAGATCCAGTAATTTTTGGATTTGAAATTATTTTTGATGATGTAAGTTCACCACTATTAAATGGCTCTGTATTAGATTTTCTAAATCTGATAGGAAATGTTTCAGAAATAAACGCAAGAAAAAGAGTTTATGAAGAATTTAAATACCATTTTACCAAATTTTTTAAGACAAAAGCAACTGTAAGGTACGATGAAAGTCAACTTTCTATAACTAAAACACGTAATTTTGGTTTTCCTGATACAGAAAAAAATCAAAAAATTTCCGAAGCTGGAAAAAAAGCATACAAAAGTTATTATGTTCAGAAAATAGCTGGTTTAGCAAAATTAATTGAAAATAATACTCCTGTTGATAAAAATTACATCGTTGATTACAATAAAGACATTATAACTTTAGACTTTCATGAAAGTGTGTCTCTTAGTGTGGGTACATTAGCACATCTTTATAAATTATTATATTGGTCTAAACCAAATGGTAAAGGCATGGTTCCTGAAAATTTATTGAGATTTAATTGTGATATCATAATTTCAGAAATGAGAAACTTTGCCAGAATAAGAAAATCGGGAAATAATTTAGAAGTAATAAAAGATAACTTATCTAGATACATTTACTCTCTTAGAGAGTGTCAATTTTATTTTGATAAAATGCCACACGAAGACGCACTTGATTTATCACAACCAAAAAACTTTGAGCACGTACAAGTTCAATTCGATTATAAATATTCTACTATGAAATTTGAAAGATTTGTACCAGATGGTGACACAGGCCAGGGTAAATATGTAGGATATGACATGGGTGCTTTATGGAAAGTTGGTAACCCAGGTGAAAGAGATAATAGAAAACTAGAAAATGGTGGAAGTGTTAATGATAGCTCTATACCTAAATTTTATACGGAAAAACAAAATAGATATAATCAAAATGGTGTAACAGAACCTATAGTTTTATCAATACCAAGTGGTAGAGTCACTGGTGAAAAAGTAGAGTCAACGCCAACAGATGATAAAATTAACGAACAAGAGGATAAAAAAGAGACTACTGAAGAAGAAAACTCAACTGGCTTTCAAAAGTTTAAAGAGACTTCAAAAAAATTAGCAAAAGAAGGAGCAGACAGAGCACTAGATGCTGGAAAAGCAGCTTTGAAATCAGAATTGGGTAGAATAAAAGGAAAAGTAAGAAGATCTCTTAGAGGGTTGCTTAATAAAGTCACAGGTATCAATGGAATAAGCCCACCAAGAAACGTTTATACTGGTTCAATAACTGGTAATCCAACAGCAAATAGAGTCTTCTATGATATCAGAGGAGAATTATTAAGCTTTGCTGGTGATGCATTAGGAGATTTAATAAAAGGTCAAAAGTAATTTATGAAAGTAGATGCAAAAAAAACCTATATTGGAGTTGTTGAAGATAATAAGGATCCAAAAAAGGAAGGAAGAGTAAAAGTAAGAGTCATGAACGTTTATGACAAAATGCCTTTAGAAGAAATTCCTTGGGCATTTCCATGGAAAGATTTAAATGGACTTCAATTTAATTTACCAGACAAAGGTAAAGTTGTAATGGTAGTTTTTGAAGATGGTGATGGAAATAAACCTGAGTATATTTATGCAGACCATTATAATATTAATTTAGAAAAAAAATTGAAATCTCTTTCAGAGTCTGATTATATTTCTATGAAATCACTTATTTTTGACCATAAAACTCAAGTTTATGTAAATGATAAAGATGGTTTAAAAATTGACCACAAATATAATAATATCAATATAACTGAAAACACAGTAGATATTAATTTAAAAGATAACAATAGAAATATAAATATAGGTGATGCAACAGCCACACAACAAGCGGTATTAGGAAATCACTGGATGGATTGGTTTGATGAATTTGTTGAAAATTTACTAGGTTCACAAGCAGGACCTTTTTTAGGTAATTTAGGAGCACCTGTAATTCCAAATCCAGCATTTATATCTTGTCTATTAAGATATAAAGCGCTAAGAGATACTACTTTTTTATCACATCATGTCAACATAGTCGATAATAATAAAGTAACTACAGTAGGTCTTTCAAAAAGAGAAGATGATGCAACTATAGGTGACAACTGGGAATCAACAGTACAAGAAAATACATTTACCGAAAAGAAAGAAGAAGATTTCAAACCAGTAGAAGGTCCCAAAACAGCCTATGAACAACCAACACCAACAACGGCAGGACCATCATCTTCAGTACCAACAAAAGAGTCACTTTCTTCTATCAAATCTGATCCTAAATTAGAAAAACTAGTCAAATTCCTTAGGTCAAAAAGTTACAAAGTCTATGAAGATCCAGGAACCGTAAATTTAGTAGCAATGAGAACAAAAGATGCTGGGCAAATAACGAATAAATTTGACGACACACTTTATGTATTTTTTAGAAAAGATAATCTAAATTGGCAATTACTTGAATATGAAATAACAACAACTCCTGGTTATGTACCAGAAACTAGTAATTTACCTGATAAAGTTCCAATAATAGCTTATGCTCAGTTTATCGACAAATTGAAACTTGATACCTATGTCAAGACTAAACCAGAATATGTTAATGCAGAAGGAAATTTGGTTCCTTCTTCAACAGAAGAACATAAAGCATTAAGATTCACAGAAGCCGCAATCTATAGAAATGATAAATTAGACAAATATAACTATAGAGCTAAAGTCGAAACAGGTGATTTTAATTTATGGATTAGAAGAGCATCTAGTACGGGCAGTGTAGAAAAAGTATTTAACTACTCAGAAGATGGTTCTCAGGTTTTCAAAAATACAAACCAATATAATCAATTTATTACTATAATAGAGGAACAAGCAAAAACAAATAACATTTTCAGCTATGCTATTTGTAGAAAAAGTGAATTTGATGATTTCATACCTGATTCTGAACAGAAAGAAAAAGAAAAAGAAGAAGCAAAGGCAGCAGCAAGAGGCAATAAAGAACTTACAGGTGAAGAAGAATTAGATTTAATTTTAAGTAGAATAAATACAGCGCAAGTTCAAAAAAATTCATCTGGTGATAGACAAATAGTTTTATTTTATAACTCTCAAAGAAATTACATTGTTTTTTATAACAATAAACGATTTGCTATATTTGACAATCCAAGTCCCGGAGGATTTGTATCAAAAGGTTCTTTCAAAAATGGTGGTAGAAAACTTGTTGTAACTGAAGGAAAAAAAGAAGGAAAAACTTTTGAAGCTGAAAATTTTTGGGAAACTTTGAAGTTGTATAAAAAATAAATTTTGAACTTAATATATAATAAGTAAAAAATTTATTTTTAATTATGACAAATCCACAATATCAAGTTTCAATTAGCTATGAACCAGTGAGACCACTAGGTAAATCCGGTGTTTATGCGACTTCTAGTGTAAATGGTAAAGTAATTAGCACACTAGTAAGTGAATCAATAACTTATCAAGGTGGTTATTTTGTTGCGAGCATGATAGAATTAAAAATATCAGCAACAGGCTCAGATTATTCTTCTGCTTTGAATAATTTACTTAATATCGCAACTGCTTCTTCGACTTTAAATCCTGGATATTTACCATATTCTCAAACAAGAACTTGGTAAATTTTAACCCTTTAAAGGATTTCCTAAAGCATCAGGCCATAAAAAACTTTGAGAAGTCTTTTTAGTATTTGCTTGAGACCACTTTCCTGGATAATGAGTTATGGCTTTCTTACCGGTTGCTGGATTGTTACCCGAATCATTTACCCTTATTCTACCCTGTTCATCTATGCCTGTCATACATAAGTAGTGAGCACCATAAGATTTTTTTGTACTACCATCACCACATAAACCAGTAGTACTACCTGCATGGTTTATTGGGTAACCTTTTTTCAATAAAAGTTCAACTTTATCATCACCTATATTTGAAAATGCTTCTATATTTAATCCAAAAGTTTCTTTAAACTTAGCCTTATTAATTCCTAAGAGTGTACCACCGGCGCCACAAACTCTACCTCCATAATCTAAAACAAACTGACCTACTATTGATGGTGTTACAAAACTTTTAGCATAACCCTTTTTAGCCCAGTAATTTATCATCATCGATAAACTACTTGGCATACATCCTGAAGAACAAATAGTAGAACCATCGGTACAAACTGTTTTATTACCTTTACCATATGCATATTTATTAAATCTAGGATCACACTGAGTGTGTAGAGGAACTCCATTGAAACCAGGAGGTACTTTTAATTTAGAGGCCTCCCATGGTGTATCTGGCTCAAGACCAGTAGCCGAATATGAACCTTGTGGCACTGTCAATTGTTGGCCGCCGTTTGGTAATTGAGCAGCTATAGAGGCTTGTTCAGCTTCTATCTCAGCTCTTTCTTCAATGGTATGTATATTTTCACCTTCACCAACAAAAGCAGCTTCAGTAAATTCATCATCACCATCTTGAAGATATTGCTCGATTTCATCAGTAAATATATTATCTGGATCAATAGCAGGTATATCACCAATATAAACTGAAAACATTGGCATATCAACTCTTGTTTTGACATCTAACAAATCTGGTAATTTTACATTAAGCTGGTACTTTTCATTATTAGCTAGTGCCTCTTGATTGACTGGATCATTCGGATCATTGGCAAATGGACTGACATATTCTAATTCGACTGTCGGATAAAAATCAGGTTCACATAAAGCCAATTTTTCATAATTTGGTGTCGATTTCTTCCAAACATCTATGATTGCAGTAATCAATGATTTATCTGAGTTAATTTTTTCTATTGCTGGACTCCAGGTCGTTGGTAATTTTACTGAGAATGCTGGATTTGAAGAACCAGATGTTCCCGATGTTACAGATATACCACTTGTTCCGGAAGTACCAGATGTTGAAGCACTAGTACCACTAGTTCCTGATGTTGAAGCACTAGTACCACTAGTTCCTGATGTTGAAGCACTGGTGCCGCTAGTTCCTGATGTGGAAGCACTGGTGCCACTAGTTCCTGATGTTGAAGCACTGGTACCACTAGTTCCTGTAGTAGATGAACCAGATGTTCCACTTGTTCCTGTTCCAGCATCAGTAGATGAACCAGGTTTTGGTCTCCTTTCAAATTCTAATATCGTGGCATCTTTGGTAGTGAAATATTCCTCTTTCTGACTTTTTGGGTCTTTGTATTTGACCAATACATATTTTTTTATCAATGTTTCAGGATACACTTCTATTTTTGAAGTATCAGGATTCAACCAATGAGCAGAGCCAATAGTTTTATCTGATGTTTCAATTTCAATACCTCCATTGGTAGACCAAATTTCACCACCCAACCAATTTCCTTTTTCAGGTGAATTTCCGTCAATATTTTTATAAATAGGTTCTTTTGTTTTACTATCATATCCAGATAACCACAAATTGGCTTCTTTACCATTTATAATCCATGCTATATTTATTTCAGCACCATTATTCAAATAGTATTTATCAAAACCAAAATTTCTCACTTTTGCTGGAGTATCCTGCCACGGATCTTGTACTATCTTGTAATAATTTTCAGGTGTAGCTCTAACATCTATACCTTTAGTGGCTGATAATTTTTTTTGTGCAGCAGTAGTCATCATTTCGCTAATTAAACTATCTTCAGTAATTGGCTTATCCGCCTTAGTAGTCTTTTTAAAATTAAGAGTGCCTTTTGGATCCCCGACTGGTAAAAAATCTACCGAATATTCAGTTTTATCATCATTAACCGAGACAACTATTTTTGCATCACTTAATGCACCTTTCATATTACTTGGTGCTAAATCAGAAACTCCAGATGTACCTGAAGTACCAGAGGTTGAAGTATTGGAAACACTTGTATTTGGTGTCACTTCTCCTAATCTTTCATCAACACTAGCAAATCTTGGTCTAACTCTGACCTCTTTTAATACCGCCATAATTTATATTTATAAAAAAAACTATACTCCACCCACATAAAACTTACCATCTTTTACAACGACAGGATCCTTAGGAGTTTTAGCCACTGTAGGTGGGATTGAATAATTATTTTGTAAAAATTTCTTTCTTTGAGGATCAACTTTTCTTGATGTATTAGGTTTTGATAATTTTTGAGTTAAATTATTATTATTAGTTACAAAAGGATCCTCATTAATTCTGAAGTTATCAAGTGCGTCTAATGCAGGATACTTTAAAATATCACCTTCCATAATATTAAGTGGATTGTCTATATTATTAATGCACAAAATTATATCAACTTGTTCTAAATAGTACTCAACCTCAAAAGCTTCCATATCATACATTGATTTAAAAATTAAATCAATTCTCATGTCCTCGCCTTTCTTAACGACATACTCATTAAAAGGAAAGTCGGTTCTGGCAACCCAGTATGGCTCAAAAAGGTTATATAGACCACCTTGCGAACCGTCTGTTTTTACTGACTCAAATAAAACTTTTACATTCATTTTATATTATTATTTTTAACTAGGTGGAGTGAAAACTGTTTGATTTGTGAATGATGTTAAAACTGAAGCATTACCTTGTCCTAAATTTACCTCATCACCAGTTTTGGCAACAACAGCTGGATTAACATTACCACCACTTGGTGCTCCTGATTTATCCTCTGTCTTTGCACCTTCTTTTTGAGTATTTTGAGCCTGTGATGCCAATTCAGCCACCTTCTTATCATATGCGGCCTTAGCGGTTGTATATTCAGTACTAGTCTCGCCTTTTTCAGCCTTAATCTTATCCAATTCTTCTTTTTCTTTTTTCAATTGATCAGTAGCAGCATTTGTTTGAGTTGTCGCATCTTGTGTGGTTGATGGGCTACCACCAGATAAACCTGGAGAAGGCGGAGGCGTGAGTGGTAAATTAAGTTGTTGACCAGACGCGTCAAATATAGGATCAAAATATTGACCTTTATCAGAACCAGTATCATTACTCTCAATATAATCTTTTTTGATATTGACAACTCTTAAATTACCAGTGTTAAATTTTGCTAATATTTCTTGTAGACCTTGAGGTCTCGCGTTTGTTAAAGTAAACTCCGCCTTTATACTAGCGGGCAAGTCGTTAAAAGCAAGATGGGGACCAAATGTCAAAGTAATATCACCAGCTAACATATCACCGCAACAGAAAAATGGTCTCATAGGATTACCTAATGTCAAATGCCAGGGTGTAGAAGGCGCACCTGATAAAGCATTAGCGATACCTAATATTTCAACTTTATATTTAGTAATATATTGTTTAAATAAATTACTTAATTTACTTAATAATCCACTTATAAAACTTTTAGCTTTATCAACTAAATCTTGATTTTTTGCCAAAGCATCAGCCTCTGCTTGTGAAGGATCTACTGGCTCAGCTGGTGTTGATGAAGGTACTGCATCATTTAAAAGTTTTAGAGCTTTATCAGCAGCCTTTTGTAACTCTCCTGTAATTTTTGATATACCAGCCTGTATACCAGTTAAAATATCATTTACTAAACTACCAGGATCATTCATCCACTTTCTTAATTTAGCAGTAAATGCACTTGATAATCCATAGTTATCACTACGAGAAGTACCAAAAATTACAATATTATTAACTATATCCATAAATGCTATTGTAGGATCTATACCAGAAATAAATTTTTGTTCGTATTCGACTTCCATTTTTACCGAAATAGCACATTTTAAACCGGATGCATTTTCACCATATCCAATAGTTTTTCTTCTTTTTGCTTGTTTTATGATATTGGGATTACCCGATGGTAATGGACCAGAAATTGAACTACCACTCAAAACACCCATTGAAACTAAAACCTGTCTTTGTAAAACTTCTGTAAAACCAGGAAGAGGTATTATGTTAAATGCTTTACCGGCAGCATCGCCTAAATTATTTAACCCAAAATCTTGACCCATTTTATTCAGTACCGCTGTAAAATCAGCATCTGCTTCAATCCATTCCTCACCAAATGTAAAACTTAAAAAATCTTGATCTTCCGGCTTCCAACCGATTAATACGGCTTTTGGAACACCAGCAGACTTTCCAAAAATATTATCACCAACTGGACCACCAAATCTACGACATATCATCAATCTATTGTTTGGGTAAACACCAAGATGTTTTAAATATGCAAAATCACCCGGACGGAGTGCAGCACTAGGTGACTTACTTAAATTTTCTATGATATTAAGTAAACTCATATCATACATCCTATCATTATGAATTTTTGATGGAAGTGTTCTATAAGTATCAGAAGCTGGATTAGTAAATTGAGAAGATGCTGATAAACCTAACTCATCAACTTCACCTTCATTTAAAGGATCTGGATTTGCATAAAATCTTGGTATAGAACCACCAGTAAATAAAGATCTAGGTGCCTGAACGTTTTTACCGCCTTGAACAACACCAGTATCTTGTGGTCTACTTCTGTTATAAGAAATAACATTTACGTTTCTTGATTTGCCAGCGTTAAAGGTTGACATATTATCTCTAGTAGGTCGAGATAAAATATTTATTAAACCCAAAGGAGAACCACCAAGTTTATAAGTATTTGCCATTTGTCGAGATAATTAATTTCTTTTATATATTAAATTAATAGTCCCTGATGATTTGTGAATTTGAAAATTTTGATAAATTAGATAAGACATCGTCCATAATATCAGGACTTTTTCTAAACTCATTATAGAATATTAAAACATTGAAATTATTTTCACCAAGTATCTTTTTAAGATTAAGTAGTTTTTCTATTGAAAAATCATTATCAAAATCTGGTAAATAATAAATATCTTTCTTTTTGTCTATTGCTTGTTGTATTTTATTAAACACAATTATTTTTAAATAAGTTTTATCATCATTAAAATCTACCTCCTCTTCGTCAAGAATTTTCTTTATATCTATAATATATTTATTCTTTATTCGATTTATTTTAATAAACTTATCAAATTTCTTCCTTGTTTTGCAATAGACGCAGAAAAACTCCATTCATTTTCTTTATTTTATAAATCTATATATCCAATTAATAAGCTCCTTATAAAAAATTATTTTCAGAGAAAATATTTAATATATAGAAGGTATGAAGAAATATTCTGATAAATTTTTGAATCAATCTAATAAATTGAAGACAGCTAAAGTTGGTTTTGAGTTTGAGTTCTATATGAAAGACCTTTCATTTTATAAAACGTTAGAAATGCTAAATGAAGAAATGAAACCAGTAAGAGTCTGGGGTTTTAGACAATATCATTCAGATTTTACACCAGATGAACTTAATTTTAAAATTGAACCAGATCTTTCCGGTGGCTCAAACATGGTTGAATTAGTTACCGGACCATTGGATTTTTTTGATGCAAAATACTATTTAATAAAAATACTAAAGTTTATCCAAAACTATGGTTACACCAATGAAAAATGTTCTATACACTACAATCTATCATTCAATAACGAAGAAAAAAACTTAAACGATATAAATATTTTAAAGTTAATATTAAATACGGATGAAGAAGAAATATACAGAAGTTATCCTACCAGAAAAGGCAGTATCTATGCAAAAACAATTAAAAAAATAATACCTTATAAAGAATATGATTTCTTTAATATACCTATAAACGTAGTAAAAAACAATATGAGACTACCTAGTGATAAATATTACGGTATAAATTTTTTACACATTAACAATGATAAAGAAAGTCAAAGATTAGAATATAGATATATCGGTGGTAAAGATTATGAAAAAAATATAGGTCAATTGATATATTTTATGGAAAGATTTATAATAAACACATTTGATGCTATAGATGCTGATTTCAATTCTGAAGATATTAATAAACTTGAAGAATATCTTGAGACAAACATAAAAACATATCAAAATTTATCAAAATATGATAATTTTATTGTTGACTTTCCAACAATACAAATACAAATTGACCAAGATAATGCTTATGATGTTATATCTGCTTATTATAATAAAATTTATAATAAATTATTTAACTTAATAGATTCAACTCAAGAACTAAAAGAGTGTATTGTAAATTATGTGACAGCAACACAAACTATAGAAGTTGTAGACGCAAATGTCAAATCAACATCGACTGTATATGGCATTGAACTCATTAATTGTAAAGTAGAAGGTATTTTTGAAGATTGCTTTTTCGTTGGTTCAGAAATAAATAACTCACAAATAACCAAGTCTAAATTACAACACACCGATGCTGTGAATTCTAAAATATTAAATTGTAGAGTTGAATCATCACAATTAGATAATTGCTATTTTATGGATGGTTATCTAAACGGCGATATGTTTGGTGGTATTTATAGATCTGGTAAGTTAGGCCCATATGCGACTATGGATTCTGATGTTAAAATCGTAACAGATCATGACAATTTCTTTGACACAAAATACGAAGACGAGACAAAAGGTGATAAGAAAGGTAGAATTGAAGGCTACGGCAAACCGATAAAGAAATAAAAATTAGAATTAATATATAAAGATATGAAAATAAAAGACTACAGGTTATTTTTGGATTTAGAATCCGATGAACCAATTAATGAAGAAGTTGGACTAAGAAACCTTAAAAAAATAGCTAAAAGTTTAGATAACATTGACCAAGCGTTAGTAGGAACACAAGCTATGGATAAAAAACCATCAGTTTCGGCTAATAAGTCTGACCTAACAGAGGTTGTCGGTAATCTAAGAACATGTGAGATTTATTTTCATAAAGACTTGGACGGAGTTACATCAGCATTAGCAATGAAACAAGTGTTAAAAGGTCAGTATGGCATAGAGACGGTTGATTGTCACACAATTCAGTATGGTGGTTTAGAATTCGCTGTTCAATTACCAAAGGAAGGAAACTTAGCAGTTCTTGTTGACTTCGCACATTCGAAGCCAATGTTTACAATAGCAACTGACCACCATCAAGAACAAGTAGGTGCTGAAGATACAAAATCAACTTATTATAAACATTCAAGATCTAATGTTGAAACAATATCTGGAGAAATAGCAAAACAAGAAATTTTTCCTCAAGGTGACATAGAATTTATACAAACAATAGATTCTGCAAACTTTTTAAAATGGAATATTGAACCAAAAGACTTACATCAATCAATTTTTAAATTGGATAAAAATCAACCAATTGAGAAAATTAAATTTACTTTAGGTTTTGTTGTAAATAGACTATTATTAGCGTATAAAAATAAAAGAATCACTTGTAAATCTTTAGACGGTAAAAGAGATCACATTAACAGGAATTTATTAGAATGTTTAGTTTTGGATTGTTCTCCAAATTTATATTCAATGTTCAATAATCTTAGTCATTATATTAAATATGCTAAAACAAATGATAAACTAGGAACTCTTGCTGATCCCGAGGACTTAGCCAAAAACTTATCATCATATAAGCAAAGAATGAAAACCTATAAAGACAAATCTTATGATGAAAAATATAAGATAATTCAACAATACGGCGGTGGTGATATGATGAAACCGGGTTCTTATGATAGATACGTTGTTTTTGAAAACACTCCTGATTCTGAGTTTTTATGTATAGTTTGGCCAATGGGTCTTATACAAGTATCTTGTAATCCATTCAAAGAAAAAAAATTAAAAGATATTAATTTAGGCGAAATCGCCAAAGAGGTTTTGGGTAATTACGAATCTGTCTTCAAAAGATATTTTATATCACTTGAAGCTATCAAACAAGTTTATGAAACATCGCAAGATTGGAGAAGTATGCAAAAAGCGATTGGAGACAGCTATGTTGGTATAGGATTTAAATTTTCAGATTTAGAGGCATTCTATATTGATTGTATCTACAACAAGCAGGAAAAAGTCACTAATATTTTGACCAAAGTGCTTGAAATTGACTTTAGAGCAAACTCTGAAAAGTATGAAGATATTGATGTAATCATAGATTTCAATGGTGAAAAATTCCAATTTAAAACTACTGAAATTGATTCAATAAAAGAATTTGTTAATATTGTTGGAAGATTAGGTTTAAATGCTACAAATAAGTTAATACCTTTCAGAAAAACTAATCAATTTAAAGAATCTGAAACATTTGTTAGTGATATTTCAAAAAAACAAATCGAAGGTGCGAAAAATAACATCGCAAACCTAATTAAATCAATGTTAAGCAATGGCATTGTATCAAAAAGAGATAAAATAACAATATTTGAAGGTCTACCTGATAGTAAACTAAAAGAGGCAATGGATACAAATTATGAAGAATTGACTAAAGAACAAAAAAACTACTTAAGTGGATTAAAAATTCCAGTATGGGAATTAATCATCAGGAATTCAGGAGGTCATCCTTCAATCACAAACATTTCAGGACTAAATTTCTTAGCTTATAACAAAAAGGTAATGAAAATAGTTTATAAAACTGAAAACTATACAGATTTACTTAAGAAAATAGCAAAGGATTTTGTCAATAATTTAAAGGAAAAAATAGATGCAGTGAATGCTGGTGAAACCGTAACTTATGATACTAAGGGAATTGAACTTTATGGTCAAGATACAAATGAAAGTTTTGAGTACCAACTTGTTGATAAAAACACAGGTGTTGCGAAACCAGTAAGCAAAGAAGAGTTTTTAAAAGCTGGCGCTGAAAAGGCAATGAGACCTGACAGAAAAAGTTTAATGACCATTGATAATGATAACAAGAGAATAATTGCTAAATTTGAATCATTTAATAATTCAAAATTGTAATTTCAATTTCTTCTTTTAGTTGTTCACCATTCAGTAAAGCATCTATTTTATTATCTCTCATAGTACTTTTATCATATCTGAGAATAATCGTATCTGATGGAGAAAAAAGATCTAAATAGACCTCAATTCCATTTATTGAACCCATGTGTCTTAAAGGATCTTCACTCATAATCGAATCTAATGGTGCAAATTTAAAAGATTTATTTGCTTCTAAAATATTATAGATAGACATAGGAACAATCATAAAGTTCTGACCTGTTTTATTTCTTTGCATAACTATTTCTTTAATCAACTTATTTGATTTAAGTTGAGATAATTCAAAACTGGTCTCGGCATAACCTAAATTGTTATCTTTATTTAAATCAATTATCATCTAGTATTGAATTTATTTTATTATTTCTCAACTTTTGAGTATTGACAACTCTTATTTTGTATGAATTAAAATCACAATTATAAATTGGCATCTTAATTATATGCTCATTATCGTAAAACGAACTTTCTATAGAATATCTCATATTTTGCAAAGACCAAACCAAGCTTTGTATTGGTTCATCAATTAAATAAAAATGACAATCATCTGAATCATCTTCTATTAAAGGTGAGTAATAAGCCGAAACTTCTCTATTATGAGACATAAGTTTAAACCTACGCGTGAAATAACTCGGTAGATATCCAGTGTCATGTTCAGATTCTAAAACATGACTTCCTAAATTCAAATTTAGATTTGAATTCGTTGAGTAAAAAAGTATTTTAGGGTTAATTGGGATTTTATCCATCAATCCATAGACATCTGTAAAATTATTCCTATGCACAATAATCTCTTTTGATACATTTTTCATTTTTTCAAATGACCAATTATAAACATCAATCATAATGTTTTTAAAAAGATTTGAGGAAAATGAAGAGTGTTTTAATTTTTGTGAATAAGTCTTATCTATAGAATTAATTACATCACCAGAATATATAAAATTTATATTCTGTAAAAAATCTTCTAAACTTTTTTTATGTTTTTCAAATTGTTCCACTTTTATTTTTATCTTTTTATTTTATAAAGTTTATATATAGTCTATGAGATGGATAAAACTATTTGAAGAATTTGGCAACGATTTCATAAATCTATCAAATATTCTTACTAAATACGATATACCTTTCCATCTTTGGGGAAAAGGAAAATCTAAAACATTAGAAAATCTATTAGATGAGATAGAAAAGAAAGAATGTTACCTTGAGGAGAAAAATGGCTTATTAATAAGGTACATAGAATTTGTCGGTATCAAAATTTATTTCAGAAACAATAAAGGAGAAACTTGGCGATTATTTGAAGACAGACAAGAGTTTAAAGATGGTAGAATCAGAAGAAGAAATATGCCTAACTCCGTATCCGAAAAAATGATAGCTGGCGAAGATGCGCTATTAGCTGGATTACGTGGAATAAAAGAAGAACTTGGAATAGAAGTTAATGAAAATCAATTAATTAAGAGACAAGATTTATTTTATGATGGTGGTTCACTTTCCTATCCTGGTTTAGAAACAAAATACAAAGGACATAAATTCATTTGTTATTTAAATGAAAGTCAATTTAACGAAGAAGGATATGTAGAGAATCAAAAAGACAAATCAACTTTTTTTGTTTGGAAAAAATTATAAATTAATGCAATTAATAGAAAAAATATTACACTCTATTGCTATACCACTAACCATAATAGTAATAATTATAACTATCTATAAGAATTATAAAAATAAAGACAACTAATAAATTTATTCTACTATAATATAAAAATAAAGCATATTATGATAGAAAATGGTAAAATTGTCTCAGTTCACTACACAGGAAAATTAACTGACGGTGAAATGTTTGACTCGTCAGAGGGTAGAGACCCGTTAAAATTTCAAATGGGCTCTGGTCAATTAATTCCTGGATTTGAAAAGGCTCTTGTTGGTAAATCTGTAGGTGATAAAGTTACAGTAAATATTCCAGCCGAAGAAGCATATGGTGCAATTAGAGAGGATTTAATCGTTTCAGTTCCTATGAACCAGATGCCAGGTCCAGTTGAGATTGGCCAATCTTTACAAGCACAGGGAGATAACGGACAATCATTCAACGTTACAGTCAAAGAAGTTAATGAAGAAAACGTTATTATAGATGGTAATCATCCACTAGCCGGAAAAGAATTAGTCTTTGATATTGAAGTAGTTGAAATTCAATAAAAAAATCCACTCAATTGAGTGGATTTTTTTTATCTACCTTGTCCTCTATAAGCTTTTCTGTAATTTTTAGAACTTTTACTCCTGCAGTTTTTTTTCTTTGAATGTACACCTGGTCTCTTTTTATGAGGTTTAGCGATGTGAAGTTTTACGGATGATGTAGTGGTTTTCTTTGCCATAGTCTTAATTATTTTTTGTTATATATTTAATTTAAAACAAAAAATAATATATATCTTATGAGATTATTATTTTTATTTTTATTACTATGTACTTTTAGTTGGTCACAAACAGAAATTAAATTAGACAACAACTTTACTGGTATTTTATCAACAAATAAAAACACAACATTCGGTTTTAACTATGTAGGCAATAACTCTATAGACTTTAAAAAAATATCTTACGACTTTTCAACAAACTATTCAATAAGATTTTCACCAAGTCTTAAAGAAAATGAATTCAACCAAAGACAAAATATTGGATATGAAAAAGAAAAGTGGGACCT